ATGGCGCGAAACCTGGTGGCTCCCCCGATTGGACTCGAACCAATAACCGTCCGGTGGTTGGGTATGACAGCCGCTACCAGCGGGAAGCCCGACCAAAAGGTGTTAAACATGCACGACTACAAGAGATCCCCCGGAGTAACTAACAGTTCGGTAACTAAACGTAAGAGTGATAGCGGTACGGTCGTACCGATAGTAAATGTTCACCCTGTGTTTAATCATCCATACGCTCTCTCCGAAGACTGGGAGAGTGCGATCGGGGCATGGATTACGTGGCTTCGCATCGCAGGCATACCGTCAACCACAATCCGCTTGCGGCGCGGCCACATTCGCATGGTGGCACGTACCAGCCAGACCAAAGGACCGGCACACGTCGACCTCGGCGTCTTGGTGCGAGTGTGCAGCGAACACCAATGGTCAAACGAGCACCGACGGGGCGTTCGACGCTCACTCATCATGTTCTTCGAGTGGGCGATCAGCGAGGGGCGGGTAGACGAGAATCCGGCCCTTGGACTGCCCAAGGTTCCTGGCGGGACGCCGAATCCGCGTCCGTGCCCAGAACACTTGTGGTCCGAGCTCGTTAGAACAGCTCCACCGCGAGAGAAAATGATGGTGCGTTTGGCCGGCGAGCTCGGAATGCGCCGGGCCGAGGTCGCAGTGTGCCATCGGGACGACCTGCTCCGCGACTCCACGGGCTTCGCCCTGCTGGTTCACGGCAAGGGAGGTCGTCAACGGCTACTGCCGATCACCGACAGTCTTGCTCATGCGATCATCGCGTTCTGTCCTGGCGGATACCTGTTCCCCGGTCAGGAGAACGGGCATCTGTCAGCGCACTACGTCGGCAAGCTGATCGGCAATCGGATGCCGCAGGGGTGGTCAATGCACAAGCTACGCCACCGCTTTGCGACCTTGGGACTGGCGGCTACCGGTGACCTGCTGGCGATGCGTGATGCCCTCGGGCACGCGAGCGTCGCCACGACGCAGCTGTACACCGCGTCGTATCCCGGAAAAGTCCGCGATGTCGTCGAGGCGGTGGCGGCTCCCCTGCCTCCGCACCTGACATCGGTCAAGACGTACCAGCGCGTGTAACTGTTCGAACTGTCCCTCCGCCCGAGGCCCGTACTTCTGCGCGGGCCTCGGGCGCCGATAGAAACGGGGACTGAGTCTCCGGCGGCACGAGAGTGCCGTCCGGTCGGATCACCCGGTATCCCAAAATCTCTTCGCCGCCAGCTGCGCGCGAGCGACTGCTACCGCACCCGCAGCCCACTAGAGCGCCCTCGCCGCCAGCTTCTCGCCGATCTGGTCCCGCACCGACTTCGGAGGCGGAACTACCTCGCGCACACGAGACATCACCTTGTTCACTTCCATGAGGTGCGCCGCACGCGCCGCAGCTTCCTCCGCTGCCTGATTGGCCGCAGAGAGCCGTTCCATTCCCTTCACAACTCCCGCGGCCACCGCGTCCTGAATCTGGTCCGCTCGTAGCCCTGCTCCCCTGGTGGTGCCGATCTTGCTGGAGAGCCGACCGGAGGCCACCATCGCGAACGGCAATCCTTCATCGTCGGTCGTTCCGCCGGCACGGACATTGAACCCCGGCGTATTAACCGCCAGCGCGGCGACCAGTTCAAGACCCTGGCCGAAGTTACGCCAGTCGCCGGACAACGGTGCGGACAAGCCCATCTCGATCTGCTCGGGAGTGGCCCAGGGCGCAGCGACACCAGAGAACCAGATCCCGTGCTTGTCCTCGCCGACGCGCACGAGGGCGAATGCGGATCCGGCGTTGTCGTAGTGCGCTGCCGCGGGGACGGCCGGAAGCCGGGTATCCGCATGACCGCATCCCACCGTGAGGCGCCCCACGGGCAGCCGGGTGCCGTCGTCCAGACGGACTGCCGGGCTGGTGTGGAACTCGCGGTACCCGGAATTTGACTTGGGCACCAGTGTGCACGAGTCCTGGATACTGCGATGGCAAGTGCCGAAGGCAGCGAGGTGCCCGTAGATTCGGCCGTTATCGTCGATGGTCGGCAATGTCAGACCCGAGAGCTTGGGGTCTTCGAACATCTTGCGGTCGTATACCTTTGGTGCAAATGCCTGCTGAGCGCTAGCCACGAGCGACACCTCCCTCGGGCTGCGCTCGGCATCGAGACGCACACGGGTATCGAATGCGGGCGTAGAGACCATCGTCGCTCCCAGCAGCTTTGCCTTCGTGAAGTTGTAATACAGCTCGCCCTCGCCGAAGAACAGAGCGTCGAAAATGGCATCATCATCGAGTTCGTTGCCATCGGCGTCGGTGAACGTGTAGTCGGCAGCGCCGAGATCGACCGAAGGATTCGAGACGCCGTGCGCGTTCTGCATCGCCATCTCGTCGGCCTCTGGGGTATTCAACAGATATCCGCTAGCCAGCAGCTTGTCACCCTCCACCCGGGCACTTTCGATGACGCCAACGGTGAACGAGTCTTCGTGGCCGCCCTTGGACTGTCGGCACCACATGAGCGGCTGGGGGAACGACCGGAACGACATCTCGATGTCCTTGGCGAACCGGCGACGGTCGTCGGTGTTCTCCCCGATGGGAGCGAGCGCCTGATCGGTGAATGTCCGGAACATCTCGGGCTCATCGGTGCTGTGCACCGTCGCGATCGGCGTTCCGGCAGTCAGCGACTCGTCGGGCTGGACGTTCACGCCTTCAGGCAGATCCTCTGCGTGGATGATTGTCCCGGCCTTGTTCGCCAGATCGCTGGGCTTGATCTTCACGTGTCCTCCTGGGGTCGGTGCGACGGTAGCGCCGAGCGGTGCTCAGGCATCCACCACATCGGCGGTTAACTGGGCTTGTACCTGGCGATTTACCTCGACGCGGAGTGCCTCAGGGTCGATTCCGTTCGCCGCGGCGAAGTCGTCATCGAGAATGTCGTCCCACCCGCGAATCAGCTCGGCCACGTCTGCATCCGCAACCGGTTCCATCACCTTGTGAGCGCGATACATGGGTATTCCCCGAAGTCGATCCAGCTCGTCACGCGAGCGGCCACGGCGCCGCTTCGCAGCCAGTTCCAGCGCGCGACGAACGAGGAGTTCGACGATGCCGCCGGCCTCCTTGCCGACCGAGTCCTTCCGGCCGCGCTTTCCCTGGTCATAGCCTGGGCCCTTGTTCTCGGTATCGGGGTCATTGCCTTCATTGGTGGAACTCGAATCCCCACCGCTGTCAGCAGAATCCGAACCTCCGTCCGTATCCGAGCCGGGATTGAGAGCCGGGAAGTCGATTGCCTGGACCGAGTTGTCCAGCAGTGGTAGCAGCGTGGTGATCAACGCAGGTTCCTGAGACACCTTGTCCTGCGCCCACAGACGCCAACCCTCGATAGTGCTGAAGTCGTATCCGGTGTTGCCAAGGTTCAGGAAGTCGCGGTACGCCTCGGCGGTGATAGCACCGCGGTCAAACGCGTTGGTCGCGTCCTCGGATTTGTCGGGGTCCGCGGTGAGCTGACCGGCGTCGAACCACAGGACGTACTTGCGTGGGTCGACGCCTTCTCGCTCAAGTACTTTGTGGAACACCTGATCGTTAATCGCCTGGCAGATTGTCTCCATCACGGGGGCGATGTGCATCTGCACGTCGTTGTCGCCGATCTGCCACGCCGACCAGTGGTTCGTTGAGCTGCCAAGACCGAGAAGACGTTCCGGGCTCACCTCCAGCCCCATGGCTAGACGCGCGATCGCATCGTTGCGCGTTTTGATTGCGGTATCGGTGATCTCGGAGTCGAACCGGAGATGCTGCACCTTGTCGATATGTTCGGCCGAGACACTGGCGAAGATTGGAATCATCGCCGCGAAGCTGTCTTCATCCTCGAAGGACGCCTTCGCGACCTGGAACAACAGCTCTTGCAGCTCACGTACCGCCGGAATACCTTGCAGCGCCAATCCCGGATCAGGCGAGCCAGCGGGTTTGTCGGCACCGACAGGAGCATTCGAGTACGGCAGGCTCATCTCGTTCGGTACGAACACGATGCCGTTGCCGATCAATCGGCTGTTGTCGGCGTTGCGGATCTTCTTTGTGGTGCGGACGATCTCGTGCAGGGAGTCCATAGTTGCGCGCACCGGTGAGTCGGCTTCCTTGGCGCGGCGCGGACGCGGTATCCATACGCGGAAGATTGAATCCTGAGCGAGGTTAAGCTCGTACTCCTCGCCGGTGGGAAGCTCGATGGAGACCTCTCGACCAGTCCGTTTGATTTCGTCACGCGACAGCGCCAGCCAGGTGCCCGATGGAGGCGAGTCGCTGCGGAAGATGATGGCGATCCAGACCTCGCCGGGGACAGAGAGGCACTCCACAGCACGCTTGATCAGCTGCGAGCGTCCAAGCTGATTGCCCGCCATCGCATTAACAATGTCGTTGACACGCTGGTTGCTGCACTTCCCCGTGGGGGCGCCTTTGTCGTCAAGCTCGGAGGCGATCAGGTGGACGCGGGAGCATCCGGCCGATCGCCAGCCCACGTAGTAGCGCAGCTCGCCGACGGAATCGAGCATGTCCCAGGCTTCGTTCTGCCAACCCGCACGACCAGCTGCGACCTGGTGCCTAAATGTCTTGGCCGGGTTGTGGACTGGAGCGCTCGCAGCGACAAGGGACTTCCCGGCAGCACTCCGGGGACGCCGAACGATCCGCAGGTCAGGAGCCGCCACGCCGCCACGGTAGCGGTGGGCCGTGCTCAGCTCTCTACAGTCTGGTACTCGATCTCATCGTCTTGGAACCAAGGCGCCGCCATTCCGACGATCTGGGAGCACGCGAGCCCGACCGGAAGAACTGCCCACCACGGCCACCCGAGGACCAGCACGGCGGCAACGGCGCCCGCGAGCGACAGCCACATCCCCACGCACCACGGGCACTCCAAGAAATCGCTGAGCACTGCCCACCGGTGACGTTCGGCGGCTGAACGCTCGCCATCACGCGCCTTGCGCGCGACCGCGATCCGGGGAGCGTCCAGGATCGTGTCGGCGTTGATCAGCCGGGTCAACCGCATCACCGCGAAAACGTAGATTGCGAGTACCAGTCCGATGTTCATGCTCGGCAGGCTACCACACACTACCTATAAGGTGTGGTAGTATCAGCGCATGGTCAGAGTCATTGGAATCGATAGCTCCCTCACTGGAACTGGACTCGTCCGGGTCGACTGGAAAGACACCGGCTGGACTGCGAAAACTCATCTGACGACGACTAAGCCGAAAGACGGCAGCCACGCCTATACGAGCCACAGAATCAAGACCATCATGGCTCCGATCGTGGCCGAGCTCGAGATGCTGCCTTCGCTGATCGTTCTGGAGGCCCCGGCCCTTGCCAAGGTCGGCGGACACAACCACGACCGAAGCTGGCTGTGGGGCAAGATCTTCGACGCGTGCATGGACCGCCGCATACCGATAATCACCCCGACGCCCAACCAACGCGCGCAGTACGCGACCGGGGCGGGGAATGCCGGTAAGGACGTCGTGCTCGCCGCGTCGATCCGGCGCTGGCCGCAGGTGGACATCGTCGACAACAACATCGCCGACGCCATGGTGCTGGCCGCCATCGGATGCCGCGTGCTTGGACATCCGATCGACTCAGTGACATCGGATCACTACATCTCGAAATCGGGTAAGAGCAAGGGCAATTGGATCGAGAGGATGGCCGCCTGATGGGCACCTACGCCGAAAACACAAGCGTCAGCTCCGAGAAATCTCGTGCCGAAATCGAGCGCACCTTGACGCGCTGGGGTGCCTCTCAGTTCATGTACGGATGGGACTCGGGCGACCCGGCCTCGGCCATCGTCGGATTCGTGGTCCGAGACCGTCAGATCCGGTTCATGCTCACCATGCCCGATAGGAACAGCCCCGAGTTCACGATGAGCGCCCACAAACCACCTCGCCCACGCACTCCTGCGCAACGAGAAGAGGCGTACGAGCAGGCTGTCCGGCAGCGCTGGCGCGCACTGAATCTCGTGATCAAGGCCAAGTTGGAGGCAGTGGAGTCAGGTATCTCGACGTTCGACTCCGAGTTCCTTGCGCAGTTGGTCCTGCCTAACGGCCAGACCGTCGGTGCCGAGATAGTGCCATGGGTCGCGGAGGCATATGAGACGAATCGGATGCCGGCGCTTCTCCCCGACTACGAGCCGAAGGCGATCGGGGCATGAACCGCTATGAGTTGGCCTTGTTGGTCGAAACGCTCATTCATCCAGACAAGCGCATAATCGTGGTCACCCACGACGCCCGCACACCGGCCACGCGCCGATGCCCTGGGACCGCAGCACATTCTCCGCGACGCGAATCTGCTCGGCGCGCGAAGCGTGATGTGGCATCCCGGATCCGCCGTTGGCTCGCCATGTCCCCAGAGTGAACTGGAGCCCACCGTAGAACCCGTTGCCGGTGTTGATGGCCCAGTTCCCACCGCTCTCGCAGGCGGCGATGGCGTCCCAGTTGACCGAATCAGCATGAGCGTGCGCAACGAAAGTTGAACTTGCGACTGCAAATACAACTGAAACGGCGATTAGCTTTAACTTCGTCATGGGTCGGGGACCCTGGCAGCCGACCCTGCACCCGCAGCTACGTTCGCCTGCCAAACGGCAGGCCAGAGGACGTGCCGCGCAATGAACGGGTGAGCCAATCGGGTACCGATCCGGGGCCCTTCCCATGAAGCGGTGAAGCGAACTCGGTCATTGATGACCCGAGCTTGGCCAGACGCCAGTGCGCCATCACCGCGGCTGCCACCCGGTCCGGGCAGTGCTGACCCACCTGCCAGTCGGCTGCCTGGTCCTCGAATACGCCGAGCTTGTACTCGACGGTGCGCGCAGTCTTGATCTCGAATGCCTGACGCAAAGCGGCAGCTCTACCCACCGGATCGCCCGCCTCCGTGTACTTGACTATGACGAAGGGCATCGTCGGCACGAGCGCCTGTAGCTCTACGCGAGACAGGTTTTCGCCGGCGGCAAGCCGTTCCCGCGCCGTCTTGTTCATGTCGACCCACGCGCGCTTGAGCACCGATTCGTAGGTCTTGTATGTGGAGTAGCCCTCCAAGACGATCTCACGAGCACCGATCGTGAGAGCAAGCTCAACGGCCTTCTTGCCCCATTGATCTGACGTATGGAGCCCTGACCAGTCCTCCGTCAAAATAGTCGTACCAACCCCGGCTAGTACGCCACCGATAATTCCGGTCTCATCGCCCTCGCCAGAATCGGCAGGATCAACAGCGACCACCGCGGCGACGGGGTGCTCGGGAAGTGTGTTGACGCGGGGCTCGAACCACTTTCGCTCAAACAGCCCGCCCTCGGGATTGCGCGGGCTGCCCTGATACAGCGCGTACCAAGTACGCTCGCCGACATTGCGGCGCGTGGCCTCGAATTCCTCACGGGTGCGCCCACGCGCTGAGACCATGACTTCGCCGGGCACCCGGCCCAGCGAGTCGGGGATTCCTTCTTCGGCGATGGCCGGGATGTTGATGTACCGCCACGTGCGCAGATCCCGCGGGAACGAGCGCTCCGCGGCGAGCGTCTTGCCACTCAAATCTTCTGGATGCCATCGGGTCTGGATGAGGATGATTGATGCTTCGGGAGACAGACGCGTCAACGCGACCGAACTCATCCACTCGTCTACCTTTCGGCGATGGGTCGCCGAGTCGGCTTCCTGCATGTTCTTGTACGGGTCGTCGATGATGAGAAGGTCTGCGGCGCGGCCGGTCACCGCGGACCCGAGACCAACCGCGACCAGTCCGCCCTTCCCGCCGTCGATCTGCCAGGCGTCGATGCGGCGGGTCTTGGCGCTGATCTTGAGTCCGAGCTTGTCTTCGACCTCGGCGCCGGTCAGCGGGTCAACGACGCCGCCGCCGTGCGCCAGGATGACGTTTCGGCAGTTCTGGCTGTGGGTATGTGCCAGGTCGTCGCCGTAGGAGGCCAAGATGATTCGGCGGTTGGGATTGAGCTGCCAGGCGCGGATGGGCGTCCAGACCGCACACGTGGTGCTCTTGCCCTCCTGCGGCGGCATCGACACCATGAGGTTGCGCCGAGGCGCAGCGAGCACCGTTTCGATCGCGTTGGCGATCAGGTCAATGGCTGGAGTGACGACGAAATCCGGGTCCACGGCAGATGCCAGTTCGGCAACATTGCGGTATCGCGCACGGATCTTGGCGCGGGCGTCGGCTGACTCGAGGTATTTAAGGACCGCAGCTTTCTGCTCCGGGCGCCAATTCCTTGCCTCGGCATAGATTTTGGCGGCCCGCTCTGATGTGAACGTTCTGTCCCCTGTTGGTACGTCCGTCGAGGTAGAGGCCACGGCAGGCAGGGTAGGCAGCTGGGCTGCAGTACTATAGACTACCTATAAGTAGAGGTAGTATTGACGTGGAAAGGCTGGTGCTCGTGACCCTCTCGGACTACAACGGGTTTCCCGGGAAGATGCGCGAAGCCGTCGGCCGGCGCATGACGAAACGGTGGAACAGCGGCGAGAGTGCCCGGCCGTCCGTGTGTGCGGCGTGTGGTCAGACCGAGGGCGCAATCCACGGGCACAACGAGGACTACAGCACCGAGGATGTCTACCTACCACTGTGCATCACCTGCCACCTGGTGCTGCACATGCGCTTCCACAATGCTGAGCTGTGGGAGCTGTACAAGAAGGCCGTTCGACACGGATTCCGTGGAGAGCCCCTGGAGCAGCGCAACGCGCTGTACGCAATCAAGCAGCGCTACGACGTCAGGCACCCCGAGAGCTTCCCCGGCGAGTACATCAACGATGAGCGATCAGCCACCGTCCTCGACATGATTTGTCCAATCAAGATCGTCCATCCGAACGCCCCAGTAGCCTGACCGGCGTGAACAAGCTGCGCTTCCCGATCGTGACCATCGCCCTGGCGCTGATCGGCATGGTCTTCGCCTGGACTAAGCACTCGCCATTGGGGATCACCGGACCAGCTTTTCTGCTGGCAGCGGGGGTACTGGCCCTCGTGATCGGGATTAAGAAGGGTGATCCGCTCTGACCAGATGCACGCGGTGCGGTCCGTCGAACGTCTTCGGCGTCCAGTCATCTCCGAGCGCGTCGATCTCCTGCTCCAGCGTCGGCAGGCGGTGCGTGGCGTGCTTGCGCGGCGCCCGGCCTTCCACGAACAGGTGCTCGACGCCGCCATCCACCAGCACACTAGACAGGATCGCGGGCGTCACGCCGTAATCGTCCAGCTCGGGAAGCACGCGGCGGGCGACGACCACCTTGACACCGTACATGTCCACTGAGATCGCGAAGTCGCCGCGAATCTCCACCGGCAACAGCTGATGCCGATACACCTCGGGGCCATCGGCAGGCAGCTCTCCCCTCGTGTAGGTAGCGGCCTCGCGCCCGGCGGCCACGGCTGCCCTGCTGGACTCGATGCCGAACACCTTGTAGCCGCTATCCCAAAGACGCCGGGTGAGCAGGCCCGTCGAGCTGCCCAGATCCATCACCACGCCAACGTCGGGGGTGACCCCGGAAGTAATCAGCCGGAAAATGCCGTCGTGTATCGCCGGATACTTGCCAGTGGCTTTCCACGCGTCCAGGTACTCCGTCGAGTTGAACCTGTTGTCGCTCACCAGAGCCGCCCGCAGCGTTCACAAACGTAGCCAGGCGCAAACGGAGCAAGACTCCATCCGACTGACCGCCGATTGTGCCCCCGTAGCCAGCAGATCGGAGCGAGAAGCCACGTCATGTGTTCTCAGCCTTCGGATACCACGCATTCGAGTAGGCGTGGTTCTTGATGTTCTTGGCAGCGAAGACGCCTTCCTGCGCGAGCAGGTCCACCTCGTCTTTGGTGCCGCCGATCTCTGCCGCGATCGTGGCGCGGTCGATTCCGTGCTCCTCGATCAACTCACGCACAATGGCGCTCATCTCGACGGCGACGTGAGTTCCCTTGGCCCGGTTGATACGAATGGTCATCAGCATCGCGGTGGGCCGGTCTACGTGCAGGACGGCCACCGGCACCCGTCCTCGCCAACGCTTGCGCACCGGTGCTGAGTCTTGAGACAGACGCCACCGGTGGAATCCATCGATAATGAGCCGCTCGGGATTGACGAGAAGGGGCTGCAGCCACCCGGTAGAGAGCAGGCTCCGCTCAAGCAGCCGCAGCTCTGCAAGGTGCACTCGGTTGGGGTTCCAGGTGTTTGCGTCGAGGGTGTCGGCGGGCACCCATCGGATGTGGTCAATGGGGTCTCCCTCCGAGACAGGCAGCAGCGGAAGTCCTGACGCGTTAGTGCCGCCGGTCAAATGGTCGACGCCGATGTCTTGGAACGTCATGCGCCCTCCCATGCTTCGAGCGCTGCGATCTCTTCGCGCAGTTCGTAGTTTTCGACCCTCTGCCGTAAGAAATCTCGGCGCGCACGGAGCTGGTAGTTTTCAACTTGGACGCGACGCTTCTCGTCGTAGTCCGGGTCTTCCCTGCGCCGTATCTCGTGGTAGTCCTCATTTGTCGGCTCAGGGTCTTTCCGTGGCCAGAACCTCATACCTTCGCCTTCCGTCGTGCTGCTTGCTGCTCTTTCGACAGCGCGGTGATGGACCGTTTGTATGCCCCGGCCATGAACTGAGTGAGCACGTAGTCGCTCGGGTAAGACTCGGGGGTCTTGGCCTGTTTGATCCGAATCGAGCGCAGTTCCTTGAGCGCCTTGGCCTTCTGCTGCTCATCGTCGATAGTGTCGTCGATCCACGCCTGCACGCCATCCAGCGAGGCCCCGTACCGCCGGATGATGCCGCGGCGGTCCAGCTCGCTGTAATACCGCTCCTGTACCGCCATCTCGGGGAACAGCGCGATCACCTGGTCGTAGAACGTTGGCTCGTAGGCGCGGATGTTGTCGAACCGTTTCGCGCGCTCGGCGTGCAGTGGCGTCGAAACCCTCAGTGGCTCCTTCGCCCAGAGCTGCGCGTCGTACGTTGGGCAGTAACGGATGTCGTAGTCGTAGAAGTAGCGGAAGACGTCGTCCTCTTGCCAATCGAAGATCGGCTTGACCGTGAATACTCGAGGATCTGCGGTGGTGTTGATGTAGTTCTCGGTGAGCTTGGCCGTGAGCGCCCGGAAGCGCATCAGCGACTCCGCGGCGCGGACGCCGGTCACCATGGCGACCTTGCCCTTCTCCCCCTTGGCTGCGAGCGTGTCCATCGAGTACTGGTCGTAGACACGGTCATTCAGCAGACCGAGAGATGCCGGCATGATCGCCCAGTCGGGCTCCGGCCGGATGTGTTCGCGGTTCGGGTCCCACTGGACGTATTGCGTGCTGGTGCCGAGGATGTACTTAGTCGACGCCAATGGCATGCAGTACCAGCGCAAATCGATCCAGTCGAGTTGGCGGTACTCGTCCACGAACTGCACCACCGAGTCCGGTATCAGTTCCTCGTCGCGGAACACCACCTTGATCGGCCGCTCGTCGCCGCGCTCCAGCGCGACCTGGCGCGCCAGGTGCACGCACACCAGCGAGTCCTTGCCGCCCGAGAACGCCACCAGCACGGTGTCGAATACGTCGTAGATGTGGTGCATCCGCCGTCGGGCTTCGTCGAGCACATTGGCGTCGATGAACTCCCTGACGTGCTTGATCCGGCTCACCCGAGCTCCTCGATGTAGTGGGTGATCCGTTCTCCCGGCGTCAGATCCGGGAGGGTGCGGCGAAGCCAGTTCACGAATTCGGTCCACACGATCTTCTGGTCAGCGGAGTCGAACACGATGTCGTAGGAGATGACCGGGTTGCCGCGGCCGGCAGATTCGGCGGGCGGTTCGTCGTCATCGTCGAGCCCGAGGTCGACCTCGATGTCGGCGCCAAGGCTCGTCTCGCTGATCGCGTCCAAGTCCTCGGCGGTGTAGCCGAGGCCGGTTAGATCGTGGCTCACGTCGGACAGCAGGTCGGCCAGCGCCTTGTTGTCGTACGTGCCCTTCTCGCTGGTCCGGTTGTCGGCCAGAACGATTCGTTTAGCCTGATCCTCATCGACGTCCACCCAGTGCACCAGGATCGCGTTCCAGCGGTCATCGTCCGGTAGATCGGTCGCGAGCTTGCGGAACGCCTTGAGCGTGTGGTTCCCCGCCAGCACCTCGTTTGGCCGGCCTGTATGGGTGCCGATGTTGGCGGTGATCGGCCGGTACTGGCCATGTGCCTTGAGGCTCGCGACCACCGAGTCCACGTTTCCCTTGCGGGGGTTGCGGTGGTAGTTGCGCAGAGTTGACGGCGCAACCGCGATAGTTGAACCAGCGGTCGGCTTAGTTGCAGTACGCCGTGGCATCAGACCCGTTCCCCTGCCGTGTCCTTGAGGTGCTCGGCGATACGTTCGGCCACCGTCATGCCGGTATCCGGGTACTGGTCCTTGAGCAGCTTGATGAAGCCGAACCATGAGTCCTGCTGATCCTCGTCGTCGAACACGATGGTGTAGCGAATCGCCTTGTCGTCAGTGTCATCACCTGGGAGAGCGGGTGCGCCGTCACCGCGGTCCCCGGGTCCGACGATCCGGTTGATCGCCGCCTCCAGGTCGTCCAGATCGGAGTCGCTGTATCCGGTGCCGGTCGTGCCGACCTCGTTGAGCAGCTCCACCAGCTCGGCGACGTCGAATCCACCGTCCTCGAAGCTGCGGTTATCCACCAGCACGATGCGGGTAGCCATCTCGTCGTCCACGTCGACCCAGTGGACAGCGATTTTGCTCCATTGATCGTCAAAAGGGTTCTGCTCAGCCAGGTTTCGGAATGCCTTGAGCGTGTGGTTGCCGGCGAGTACTTCATTAGGACGGCCGGTCTTCGTCCCGATGTTGACGCACAAGGGCTTGAACTGCCCATTTGCCTTGAGTGATCCCATGACGGCATCCACGTCTCCGACGCGGGCATTGCGGTGATAGATCGAGAGTTCAGCAGGGCTGACCCTGGTCGTGGTGCCAACAAGCACCGATGGTTCAGAGGCCATGGCGCGAGGGTAAACACCGCAGGTGCATGCCGGTCGACCTGCGAAAAGTACTCGATCTGCCCAATTGACAGTACCTATAGTGCTAGGTATTGTAAGCAGTGCCAAGAGGTTGGGATTGAACCCACTCAAGAAGGGAGTAAACCCATGTCATCGGCTGAATCAGCCACCAAGACTCCGCTCAGTGTAGGACGAAAGACGTTCCTGCACTGTGTTTTCACCACAGCCATCGAGGGCGGCATTCAGCACTGGGCCCGGGTCCATATGTACCACTGGAGCAACCGAAGCGGCAAGCAGGTCGAAGACGACCTAGACGGCTTCTATGCAGTGATCCGGTCCGCAGAAGCCGATATCGACGACGAGAACGACACTGGGTGGGGCATCACCGGACTAGAACGCGAGCACACGTTGCGAATTGATCTGGATGTCGTCGAACGTGGGACGAACCTGTTCGCCCGATACTGCCGCGGCGAAGTCAACTCCCACGGGATCGACGTCCCCGAGGAACAGCGCAAGCCGCTGGGAGATGACGCCTACTGGCGACAGTTCCTCGCCGCGGAAGCCACCCACGGGGAGCAAGGCGACTACGACGCGCTGGTGGCCGACAACATCGTGCAGTTCGGCCTGTTCGGGGAGTTGGTGTACGGATGAGTGACAAGACATCTCGGTTCACCAACATCGGAGACATCCGTCGCGCCAACAAGAAAGCGGGGCTGTTCTGGTTCTCCCCCTCCACCATCGCGGCGCATGGCGCAAGAGTTGAGAGCCGCATCTACGACGAGGGCGTCAGTGAGGGCTACCCCGAGGGATCGCGAGTCTGGGTCGAATCCCGGCGGAATTTCGACGGCACAGCGCGTGAGCACCTGATCGCCCGATTCAACGTCGAGACCTCCGACATCTCGTACGTCCACATCGACTACACGAACTTGGTTTTCGACTCCTCCAAGAGTGCCGAGAAGCACATCACCGAAAACATGCTTGGAGGTGGCCATGGATCCGAATGAGGCGCTGGTGAAGCTGCGGGCCATGGTCCACGCCGAGCGCGCAATCGACAGCCAATGGACACCCGAATACGCCAACCAGCGATGCGCGCTGTGGGCCGAACAGTTCGACGCGGTGGATGAGTGGCTGTCGAAAGGCGGCTTCCTACCGTCAGATTGGGCACCGCAGGACGCTGGGGAGGCTCTGGCTCTATACCGGGAGTATCACGAGTGCGAAGGCGATCGTGAGGACGAAGACGATAAGCGGTGGGACTTCATCGATGCCGCACTCTCGGTGCTCAAGCGGCTGGCCGGCGTTACGGACGAGGAGTTGGTCAATGGCTGACATCAAATCAGCGAGCCCGGAGGCCGAAGCCCGCTTCGCATTGACCGACGCCCTGCGCGATCTCACCTACAGCGGAGCCGCCGGGCCGGTACCCGGCATCGGATTGAACCAGAGCGAGGCCGAGTTCCTCGCTGAGGTAACTGATTGGATCGGCGAACTGGGCAAGGCGCTGACCAGGGTCCGCGAGTCCGTCATAGACGTGATCGATGAACTGGAGACATTGCGGTCGCAGCGGCGTTCAGTCCGGGCCTTCCTTGGCCTCAACAGTCCAGCAGAAGACGACTGAGCGTGGACATAACCGCGAACGTCACCCAGACCGAGCCCGACGGCACCAAGTCCCAGGCCCAGGTCATCGTCGACAGCACCGGCAACGTCGTCCAGATGGGCGGCGAGAACACGATCGATGCCAGCGACGGCGACCTCGGCGAGCTGCTGGCGTGCTTCGCCAGAGTTGCTGCCGACATTGAAGATTCGGAGGACACACCATGATCAAGACATCAACTCGCAACACCGAACTGATGCTCAAAGTCTGGACCCATCTGACCGATCACCCCGAAGTGCACAACCAACGACATTGGGCATTGCGCTCACAGGTCGAAGCGTTCGCCGGTAAGAATGCCTGCGGTACAAGGATGTGCCTGTGTGGCGACGCCATGAAGATGTCGGGATATCAGTTTGAGTTCGACGAGTGTGGCATCACTGCAACTCGATTCAAGCGCCCGGACGGAACCATTGACACGGACTTCGTAGCCGAAGGCCAACAGCTGTTCGGTCTCACGCGCGAGCAGGCGGCCCACCTCTTCACCTGCACAATGGACAACGTAGATGCGCTGATGCTGCTGCGTTCGCTCATCGATGACGGCGAAGAGTTCGAGCGCGACATCGACCGGTGTATGGACTGCAGGCCCTCGCACGAGGGCGACTCATGAGTGACCAGGACACCAAGATCGTCAAGATCGAGTGGGTCACCATCGAGCGCCACGACGGATACTTCCGCGTCCCAGTAGATTTCGACCAAGACGACTACATCCTGGGCGACGCTATGGCCGACCACGACGAGGACACCTTCGTCTACTGCGAGCGCGACCATTTCGAGGTCTACGACCAACAGCCTCCACCTGGTTCAAATGTTGAGGTGATCGAGTTGAACCTCGAAGGGTGCGAGGCCGGGTGATCACCCTCGATGACGCGCGCGAGAGCATCGGTATCACGGTGCTTTGCGACGGCGCAGGACCACACAGTCGCGGCGAAATCATCGCCGTAGACGACCACCACGTACTGGTCCACTATTTCGACGATCCCATGCTGTCCACCAGGGCGACGCGGCCCGGTGATCTGAGTTTCGTATACCGAAGGGGCAAGCCGCCAATGACGTTAGCGGTGCTGTTCTCGCACGCCAGCTCAATGGTCTACGAGGAGTTAGTCACTCCAGAACGGTTCACGTGTCGCGTGCCGGCGGCAACCTTCGCCCAGCGGATTGCGCGCATTCAAGGCGTCGATTACGAGGTCATGGAGCTTGTCTGCGGACGCTGGCAGAGTCGTCGCGGAGAGTCCCCGGTAGAGGTCATTCGACGGAGGTGGCAGGCGTGACGTGGTACCGAGTCGAAGATCGAACCGCAGGCCAAGTAGTGCTGGTCGAATCGACCTCCCCACACGGAGCAGTTCGCAAGTACAACGACCGTTGGCCGCCCGACCTCATGATCAGCAAGGCAGGCAATGACGACATTGCGGCCTGGACGGAGTGCGAACCATGGCCCCTGTGAGCCCTGAATCCATGGACGCCAGTGGGGTGCGTCAGATAGTCACAGAGCTGCGGTTGACCGGACTGAGCCCGCTGTACATCGCCAATGACCGCCTAGTTCCTGTCGAGGCTATGCGGGCCCTGGTCAGCGGACGTGACGACAAGGGCAATCCGGTGTCCGAGATCGCATACCGCCACTACGAGTCGTTGGTGAAGGCTCCGATACCGCCGGCCAAGTTGCCCGAGTTTCCCGATAGTGGGTACGAGGGCGTGGTTCTGCCGTTCGGCACGATTCGACGGCTGCGAGCATTGATGGCTCTGGGCCACGACACCGGATACCTCACGCAACGAATCGGTGGGTCACCCTCACGTCTCAGCACGGTGATGCACCCCTGGATCACGGGGCAGGTGACCGCCGAGGGCGCCGTGAGGGTATACCGCACGTACCAGACCTTGCGCCTGATCGCAGGCTCGTCAGAGGCCGACCGCATCGAGGGGAAACTCCGAGGCTGGGATATCTGGCTAGACGCCGATCCCGATGATTTCGATCGCGTGGTGGTCGACGACTACGGGTACATCGAAAACGACCCTGCCGTCGATACGGGAGGATCATGATGACTTCGCTGGTCGTACCTCACCATCACGGTTACAGTGCTACTGACCACGATTTAGGGCACTACGCCCAGTAGCGGGGGAAACGATGTCAGACGACAAACTCAAGCTCGACTTGGAGGCGCTGGACAAGCTCTCCCCGGAGCTGAGCGATATAGCTAAACGGGTGAACGCGAAGGCGGCGAGCCCGGCGAAGATCGAGGCTGGTGAGGCGCCGTCGTTGGTGGCGGTGCGCGAACTGGTTACCCAGGCGATTCCGGGTTTGCAGCGGGCGTTCGCGGGTCGCTGCTCCAACGTCGCGGACCTGTCGGTACAGACCAAGAATGGTTTTGGGGACACCGAGGAACACGTGACGCGGCTAATCGCGTCGGTGACGGGGCTGTCGCGGGGTGGTCACTGATGGCCGGATATTCGTTGCGGCTGCTGTTGTCCACCAAGCCGGAGAATGCAATCGAGGGCATGCGCCAGGCGATCCTGGCGGCCACTGAATTGCAGGGTGAGGCCAAGTCCTATAAGCACGCCATCGACCGGCCCGGCGGGCAGGAATGGCAGGGCAAGGCCGCTACCGCCGCCCAGGACACCGCCGCTGCCGACGAGAAGGTGGTCTACGGAGCCACCGAGCGTGTCCGTGATGAAGGCAACGATGCATTAAACACGTTGGCGTTCAAGGTCAAAGAGAGCCACAGCAAGCCAGTTCAGATCTACAACGATATGACCAGCCACGGCTACACCGTCTCTGAAGACCTCAAGGTGGACTGGATCGTGCCGCCTCGCGCGACCCCCGAACTCATCGCACAGGGCAAGAAGGTCGCCGAACGTGTTACCCGCGAGATCCGCGCCGCCTACGACACCTGGTGGGCCGCCGAAGAAGAAGCCCAAGGCGAAATCCGGGCCATCATCGGCGAGCTGAACACCTCCTACAACCCGATCGGCGGTCTGACTGCCAACGCCGGGCACCTCGATGGCGCCTATTTGCAGGGCGGAACGCAGTGGGAAACCGACGTTTTGGGCCGCGTTCAGGCTGCTTCTACATTGGATGCTCAGCAGCTCCAAGACCTCGCAGCTGGTAAAAAGATCGACATCGGGTCCAACCGGATGCAGTACCTGTACCAGTTCGCCCACTCCTTCGATGGCAAGACACCTGACCAGATCGCCGCCATCAAGTCCGGGCTGCCGCCCGAGCAACGCGACGCCATGACCCGCGCCCTGGCGATAGTCGCCAACGACCAAGTCCGCTCAGGCGTGGACAACACCCGCGGAGTCACCGAGGCCACCAAGAAGAACTTCATCCCCGGAGCCGGATCACTAGCCAACCTAAGTGACGGCATGGTGTCGGAGATGACCCGCGGTGATCGCACGGGCGTGACCGAGGGGCGCGTCAGCGGCACCCCATACACCGAGATGCACGGTGTCGGCGCCATGCAGGACATCGCCAAAATCTTCGACGGCGCGGGCGGATACCTGAACGGTTCGGAGGCCGGGCGCGCCATGCTGGATGCGGCCACGCAGTACTCCAACGCCGACATCGACCACCGCGCCAACCCCACCGCTGGCGGATTGCAGACAGACGCCCACGGCGCTCCCGGAGGAGTGCTGGGAGATCAGGAAACCCCGCTACGTAACGCGCTGGCCGACATCTACCAAAGCGGCGGACAGGACCATGTGGGCGTCCACGACGCCGTCACCGGCGAGCCCACCGACGGCGAGAAGTTCCTGCGTGGCGTCCTGGAAAACAACTATGGCGATCAGTCTGGCAAGGTCGATGACACCCTGGCCTGGGCTGGGGATCACTCCCAAATGGGGGCTGAGGTCGCTAACGAGCAAGGCCACTACATGGCCGAGCACAAGAACGAGCTTCAGAACATGGCCGGTGGCGGTAACTTCGCCCAAAACAACCCCGAGATGGCGGGCACCTCCGCCAAGGTGCAGGGCGAATACCTGAGCCAGTACGCTGATTCGGACCCCACGCATCGGCAGGACCCGGGCATCACGCCGTTCAAGAACGTCGGCGAAATGCGGGACATGGTGTCCACCTTCGACAAGGGCCACTACGCGGGCGAGATCATCAACGAACAAGCCCAACAACAGCACCAGCAGCTCCTCAACGATGCCGCCCGTACCGGTAGCGATCACGACCTCAAAGCCGCTGGACGGCTCTCGCAGGGCATGCTCGACGGTGCTCTGGATTCGGTCGGCGAGAAACCCACCGATCAGAATGTCGAGGACCTCAAGAAACTCATTGGCAAGGTGCCCTTCGCCAGCGATGCCATGGATGTTCTCGACAGCGCCCAGAAACACATGGAGAACGCCACCAAACTGCCCGAGGGGTTCGCGCAGGACCTTGCCCAGTCAGGCAGTTTCGGTAACCCCTACGCCTACCAGGCCAGCGTCCTGGACGCACTTGCACAGGCCCACCCCGGCATTGCCGATGACCCCATCGTGGGCAAATACATCAACGGCGGACACTTCGACCCATCAAGCATCGGTCAGTTTCCAGCTGACGTGCAACGAGCCCAAGTCGACCTGGAGAGGTGGTTCCAGACCACAGCCCCACGCGACTACAACGTCAACTTGGACCACTGGCAGGCCCAAGAGCAGATGGGCGGCAAATACCCGAACTGGCAGTGGGACCCCAACAAGTGAACCCTCGCACCGTCGCCTTAGCCGCTGCGGTCTGCGGCGTGCTGCTCACCTCATGCACACACGACAAGCCCAAGCAGCCCGCCCCTGTCTGGGAAGACAAGGACCACACCACCACCCGGTGGATGCCTAACCCTGCCGTTGACCTGATGTCCCCCGAGGGCACGTTCATCCGCGCCGCCATCGAGTCCTGGGGAGCCGCGCAGACGGCACCCGGGCACGGCATAGACGCGATCCGGGCCGGTGGATACCCCGGCTTCGACCACGCCTTAAACAACGTATGGAAGCCCGAGAGCGTCGGGGGCACCGTTCGGCTCCAGTACGTCGGAGTCGGCACGCTTTACCGAGAGATCGTTGAACTCCGCCGCGACGGCGACAGGTACACCGCGGGAATCTGCACGTACCCATCGCAAACCGCAGCCCAGCAGCCGGACGGGCAGTACAGCAGCAACGGATCAGTCGGCCTAGGATACGGCTGGTGGCTCACCTTCGGACCCGACCCGAAACTCCCTGCCGAACAACAGCATTCGCCACTACTGAATCAACGAGGCCCGGCACAGCGCCCGGTGGACAACGTATTCGGCACCTGGGTGATCCTCGATACCAATCCGTCAGCCACAGACCTACCGCAGTGCAACAAACTCGCCCCCGGCACCCCGGCAGGACTACCCAAACCGTACATCCGATCTGACCCGCCACCTACCCTGCCTCCCGATCCTGGTTGGCCCGAGGGAAGTTCCGCATAGGACGTGGCCAAGTTCGGACATGGACGCATCTCGCCATTTTTCCTTGGTGCCGCATCGACATTGGCGCTATGCGCAATTCCCCTCGCTGCACTCAGCTTGGCAAGCGAGAAGACCACCAGCCGAGAAATACCGATCGCCGTGTGGGCATTGGTGATGTCTTGTGGCCTTCTGATTCCACTGGCCGCGGACGTAGTGGCCCGGCGTAGGCGCCGAGGCGATGTAGAGACCGAAAGTACGGCAGGTCTAATCGTGGGAGGCACATGCGTCGTGGCGCTCCTAACGTGGTTACCCGTCGTCTCCGGCTTTCCGTGGAGAGCCCTCCACGGGATGACTGCGGTTGCATTCGGATTGGCGATGTACGTAGGGGTTTTCGCCGCTGCGGCGACGCCCACCGTGATGACTGGCTCTTACCGAGTCAACGAACGCTCAATCACACTTGGCGTGGCGCTCGGCGTCTTTCTGGTCTACAGGTCACTCGGCACCCTGGGCTGATCATTGACACTACCTACAACAGCAGGTAGTATTAGAGTTGTTGAGGCAGGGAGTAAACCCGCCCGGAAAGGAATGAACCTTTGAGCACGTCACCCCAATCTCGTTGCCCCCTCTGCGGCGACATCATGGCTGAACCAGCTGTCCGCAATTCACTGTCGCGGGTAGACAACTCCACCTACATCTGCAATCGGTGCGGCCTGGCCGAGGTCATGCTGCGAAAGGCAAAGGACGGTGAGCCGCGCCAATGCCTGTACTTCGATGAGGCGATGGGCGTTGGGCTGGTCACCGAGAATGAGCCTGGCTACTACCCGTTCGCCGCGGCTTCGCCGGCCGTCGACGCGACGTGGGTCCAGTCCTACGTGAAAGCCGCCAACGAGAAGTCCGGCCTGAGCGATCAGGACGCGAACGACATCGTGGTGAGCTCGATGTTCGGGCGGCGACAGAAGTTCATCGACAAGCACTACGCATCACGGAGTGCCCGGTGAAGAAGACGAATTGCGTTCTCGCCAAATATCTGAGCGCCACGAACATCGGCAGCGTCATCCGATTCCGGCGACTCAACGAGACGACCCAGGTCAGCGAGATCATCGACGCTGAACTGCGCCAGATCTACCATGTTGAAGGGTCTACCACTGTGAATGTCGGCGAAGGCGCGAGCGTCGAGTACACCCTTGAGCACGACGACGCCGTGGTGATCGACCCACCGGCCTTCTACGAAGGTGACTGGGTCGCAGAACTGGGGCTGGACGGACCTGCCTGATGACCACTTTCGACCTCGCCGACGGCGAGCCCACACCAGATCCGTTGGCAGTGACCAAGTCCGAGCCGCTATGCCCCGACTGCCTGCTGCACCATGCCGGAGAGTGCTTCTGATGTCGCGCCACACGTGCCGGTACATCACCTGCGACGCGGCCGGGTGCGACAGCGAGTTCAGCGTCGAAGGAAAGCTCGATTGGTTCGTGGTACAGGCCCGCGCCCGCAGCGCGGGATGGCGGCAGGACGGGAACACGCACCTATGCCCTACCCACCGACGCGTCTCCCCCGCCCGAGTGCGCGAACTGACAGGAGCCACACGATGATCGACATCGTCGTCTACACCGACCAGGAGCGGCTGCCCAACGGGAAGCGAATGAATCCGGTAGACGTATGGCGAAAACTCAAGGCGGCAGACCTCGGTGGCATCCGGGGTGTGACGATCATCGACCACGTCACCGGACTCACATCGACCTTTCGCGATGATGAAACCGCGGTGTGGACCACCAGCACCACAACGCCATGACCAGACAGAACTGTCACGTGACACGAAAAATGCCAGCCACCGCGAGGGGGTCCCTAAGGGGTAGGGCGGCTGGCATCAGCAGTCTATCGACGTGTCCTGGTGCGTGTCGGACGCCGGTGAAATGATCGCGCCATGAGCCTCAAGAAGACCGGGCAGCTGGGCGCCGGCACAACCGCTGTCTGCTTCGCCACCGCCGGGGTGGTCTCCTACGGGTTCTTCAACGGGTTCGACTTCCTGCGCGATGCATTCTCGGTGGTAGCCGCCGTGGTGTACGTGATCGTGTTCCTAGCAGCGCTCGCCGCGGCGGTGGGGTTCGGATGGATCTGGCTTAACCACAGGATCTCGGAGCGCCGCACGCTCATGGCGAAGCAGGCCATGGAGATTGCCGAACTGCAGCGCCGGGCATCACTGCCCATTCTGTGCGGCGAGCGACCCAGCACCCTTGGTGCCGGCCCGTGCATTGAGCCGCTCCTCCATGTTGGGCTCCACCAGGACAAGCACGGTAACGAGTGGTTTACCTCGGTCAACATGGGCGATGTCGCCTTCTGACCGTCCTTTTGTCGGTACTACGCGATACCGTTGCGCAAACGACCGAGGAGGAGCCGGGGATGGGTGATTGGGATGATTTCGGCGACGCCGAGCAGGAGCAGGAAAAAGAACCGGAAGCAGACAACGGCGACGCGGACGCAGCGCCATGTGAGGACGAGCCCGACACCATCGAGAAGCTGCGCGCCGAACTCGATGCAGTCAATGCCGCGGCCTCACAACGACTTGGAGCCCTGGAGTCGAAAACGGATCTAATTGATAGTGGGCTGAAGTCATTGGGCAAGGCCCTCGCTGTCGGGGTCATTGGCGCTGCAGCTGTTCTTCTTGCCGCATTTACGGCAGCCCACTGGGATGACGACAAGCCGAAGGATGACAAAGTCATCTACGAGTACTCCGACGAGCAAGTCCTGAGTAGCGGCTCCCACTGCTATGCCGATCGAGCTGAGATGTTGGCGGTACGTTCGCGCGCGTTGGAAGCGGTGGATCGGCTGGCATGGCAGGCCTCTCATCCCGCTTTCGCAGACGAAGACCGCGTGTACGGCAACGCCGTACATAAAGGCCGCATCCCGAAGATCCGACCCGTCAATACCGACCCGAACACTCAGACAGCGGATGACAAGGGAATTCGCGATCCGAACGTGTGCTTCATCGTGGACTACGCCAAGCCGAGTTGGTGAGCAATAGATCGCTACATACCAACCACGTTGGTACGAAATCGTGTGAGCGGCTGCGCGGCACCCAACGCGATCGGCTACCTTTCCGCAGGTCGCGGCCATGACAAGGGCAAATAACCAAGATCGTTTTCTAGATCAACTTTCACACCAGTTCAACGTGCTTTACAGTGTTCCCTATGGCCTCCGGACACCCTGAGACTGGCAACCCGCACAAGACGCGCTGGTGTCGCGTGCTGCAACAACGGGCGAACGAGCCGGTAGTTCAGCGCTCCCGTCAGCGGGTCCGTTCCGCACTGGTTGCGGTCGCAGTCCTCGCGGTTGGGGCTGGCACGGTCCAAGTCGCGACAATGCGCACGGCGCCGGGAAGTGGCTTCTCCACGCTGGCGACGGTGGGCGCGGAACCGACCGGCCCTCCGGGGCCGACCGGAGGCATGACCGATGGCGGAGGCTCCCAGTTCCAGCCGCCGCAAATGCCCAGCTCAATGCCTGATTACCAGGGCGGTAACAATCAGCCGCCGTTGGATCAGAACTCGGGAATTAGCATCTACAACACAGGATCGCCTGGCGCACAACAGGTTCCGGGGCAGCAGGCAGGGCAGCAGCCCCAGCAGGCACAGCAGCCCGCTCATGGCACGCAGATCCCGGACTACCAGACCAATCCCGGATACACGCAGGGGCCAGGCAAGCCGAACCCGGACTACCAAGCACCGCAACAACAGTCGCCGCAGCAGGGCCAACAGCCGCAACAGCAGCAGGCGAGCCAAGCCCCAACACAAACTCAGCAGCCTACGCAAACGCAGCAACCTACACAGAGCACGCAGACTCAGATTTCGTCTACGCCGACTAGCACACGGCGTTACACCACACGGAACGCCGACTGCCGCAAGTGGGTTGGGCTAGTGGGTCCTGGCTGCACCGCTGAGAAAACTTTTGATCTTGACCATGATGCCTCGGTGAATCTCATGAAGCGCATGAAAGACACACCTGATTACATGCTGACCAGCGGATGTGGTGGCCTTGCGGCCCCTGGTGGCCCTGTAGGAGTCCTCGCCGCCGGTGGCGCATGCCACTTCGTGGGATCGTCTATTCTCGACATGATTCAAGACCTCGGACCCAACGATTTCTTCCGCATCCATGTGGGTGTTGGGATTGCCCCCAATCCAATGTCGCCCGTCTATACCTACGTATGGCCCGAACTAATCAGGGCAATCTCGGGCACCGCTGTCGCTCCTAAGGAGATAATTCTTGGCTCGCTTCAAGATCTCCAAGGCCTCCAGGGCTGGCTGATATGAGGATCGGAAAAATGAAACTAATTGGCCAGTTCATCGTCGCGGTAAGCATTACCGTGCTCGCGACGACCGCGTGTGGTGCCGACGATGACAAGAGTAAAGACTCGGCTACGCCGTCGTTCTCCGAGAACACCACGGCGCCGACCGTGGACCAGAGTGCGCCGTTCTCGCCAGCGCACGCAGCCGAAGCCGCATATAACTACCTCCGGTTGATGGCCGAAGGAAAATACGACAAAGCCTACGATTACCAATCGAATCGCTGCCGTGACAAGTACAACCGCGAGGCATTCATTGCCGAAGCCCAAAAAACCCTCGCGGGTCGAGATCTGTACGAGGGAAACCCACACATCAATATCATTGGATTCAAGCCACCTGCGGTAGTCGTTCAAACCATCCGTACCAATCCTGACGGCTCTGAACGAGAGCCAGAAAGCCGGCGATGGATGCTGGAAAACGACCAATGGCATTACGACAGTTGCTAATTCAATGGTAGCCTGATGCTGTGAATGAACCCTTGCTGTCGAGCATCTACCTGGTGCTTACCGCACTAGGGCTTCGGGTGGCTATCGCACTAACGTTTTATGTCGCCGGGGCAGCGTTCGGTCAGCACTGGGCGACCTACGGCAACCTGGACATCGCCATAAACCGGCTATTCAGAGCGCTACCGCGTTGGGGACAAGCACTCGGGGCGCTGACAGTCATAGTGGTCTTGTTGGCATTGTCCACCGCCGATAGTGCCCCCGCAAAAGGCGTCGCTCTAGGCGTCATGCTTTACCTGATAACCACCGCTGTTGTCAGATTGCCCGCGCCATCTAACACGTCTGCACGCATCACGAAATTTCCTTTGCGGGAAATCGCAGGGCTGCCCTGCGAATGAGGTCCAGCCGGCGTTTCGCTGCCGTCGGGGCGGCCTGGGTAGTGACGATTGCGATCGCGTCATCGGCGACATACTTTCTGTGTATGCAGCATCCGAGTGCCGTATCCGAGAAATACGATGCGGAAGTCCGTGCGGTGATCGAGCAGTACATCGATGCGCTGAACAAAAGTGATCATTCGCGGATTGAAGCGCTTTCTACCGGCATGGCTGAGGAACAGCTAAACCCGCAATTCAAAGGCGGATATGTTCGCATTATGGCTCTGCAGATCGAAGATCACGGCCCAATGCACCTTGTCGATTTCGGCATACTCGCCCGAGGCGACCTTGTCTACGATGCGCTCGTCTACACGGAGTTCGAAGACCAGAGAAACCCTAAACCCGAGGACATCTATTACTACACAGGTGCGCGGGTCCGGTACAGCATGTACCGGCTCAACGGGCAATGGAAAGTCATGAGTGTCGAGACATTCAGAGCCGATGCGAAGTGATCTGGCTACATTCACGACGCGATAAGACGGCGTAACAACCACGCCTGTTACGAGTTTGGGGGTATTGCGGCCAGCACCAGGTTCGGGATGCTGCTCTTGAGCACCTTGCGCTGATCGCGGAACTCCTGTTGTTTGTCGCGATTGCAGGCGCGGCAGAAGGTCTTTCCGGTCTTCTCCTGAACGTAAGAGTTGTACCGGTCCATGACATGCCCGTTCTCGCAGATTCGGAATCCGACGATTTTCTCGTCGATCATCCGGTCCAGCTTGCCCTTGGTGCGCGCCAGCTCCGCACGCAGCTCATCGAGTTCATGGTCTCGGGCCTTGAGTTCCCCATGCGCCAGACGCAGCTCATCGGCGAAGTTGTTCGCGTCCTTCTGCATGAGCGTGCAGACCATGGTCAGCTCCATGGCACGGACCGAGCGCACAAGCCGCAGACAGCAGCACAGCCGATCGGCGATCTCCTCGGCGGTCAGCCCCGCCAGCGTCAGGCCCGCGACCAACCAGCAGCGATCCGGTATGTCGAGATCTTCCATCCTTCGCGAGTTCCCGGCGAGCACCGCGGGGATCAACTGGTCATCTGGCATCCATCGCTGCTGCGTGGGGGCTTGTCCCATACGCGCACGGTAAGCAATCACGGTGACAGGTCGGCGCAACGACGCGCCCGGTACCGCTAGCGAGGCCCGCCGACCTTCATCCACGGCTGGCAGTGCTGGCTGCGGAAGAACCCCTCGTGGGCGGTCACAATGACAAGCATCTGCCCATCGCCCATTTGATTCGCCACAATCCCCCCGTTCGCATTCTGCTTTTCCCAGTAGCAGTCGGTGTTGCCGAGGGACCTGTAGGTTCCGGGCGTCACTTCGGGGCCTACCCGGTACGTGCCGTCTCCGGGAATCGTTGTCTCAGTAGCCGTCTGGATGTCCGGAAGTGGCGCCGGGGTTGCCGTCACGGTCATGGTCACTGTCCGTTCCGTATAGTCGCCACCACTCAGGGCCGACCGCATTTGTTTGCGGCTGTAGTCGGCGTCGTACTTCGCCTCGACGCGGCGCAGCTCCTTGTTCATCGTGCCGTAGACAACGGCGCCGGTGATGGCCGAGAACAGGACGCCACCGGCCACGAAGGGCAGCAGGATCGGCAGTCGAGCCGAATTGTCGGTTGTCATCGCGCGTACCTCTCCGTTGGGGTGGAGGAACAGTACGTCCTTGTGAGATCACTGCACAAGATGGACCCGTAAACATCGGTTCCCAGAGGCGATGTCGGTGCCCTGCAATAGGATTCCGACCAACAGGGCGCCCGTACGGGCGGTGACGGGAGACAAATACATGATGGTCAGGGCAGGTTTCGTGGCATCGATGCTGGCAGCGGGAGCTGCGCTGTCGGGGGTGGCGGCAGTTGGATTCGCGGCGCCGGCCAAGGCGGATCAGTACTGCGAGCCGCGCGCGATGGTGTCGTACTGCGACGGCCCGGTGCGCGCCGACGGTTCGTGGCGGCGGTGCTTCTACAACACCCCGACGTGGGGCGGTGGCGGCGGATACATCAGTGGCGGCAACTGCTATGACGTACCCGGCACCGGCCAGGACCCTTATCCATGGGCTCCGCAGGATCACCTGACGCCGTAGCCCATGGGCACCGCAAATGACACTACCTATAACAATAGGTAGTATGTTTTTCGAGGTTCGTCAAAATTTTCGCGCTCATATTCGGTCCTATGGGCTCGGTCGGGCAAACCTTGCGAGAGGACGGATAGCACTGTAGGTTATAGGTAGTTCACCAAGAGGTGAGCACACCGATGAAGGGATTGAACCCATGTCTGTTACTGCCCCCGCCCGCAAGCCTGCCACTCGTGCTGCCAAGGCTGCGGCCACACCTGCACCGGCTAAGGCCGCTGCCCCCAAGGCCGAGCCCGCCCCTGTGGTGCTGAGCAAGAAGGTCACCAGCGCGACCAAGTTCCGGGTGGCTGTGCGCTACGCAGCTCAGGCCAATGGCTGGGCGTTCGAGCAAATCAGTACCAACGTTGACCAGTACACCAAGGGCGACACCGTGGTGCATGTCCACCACGGTGCTAGCGACCTGGTGACCAGGGCCGAGAAGCTGGAGGGCACCAAGCCGATCGACCAGATCATCCCCGGCTCGAAGCTGAAGGTGGAGCGCGTGCACAACTGGCTGGCACCCAAGGACAAGGCCACCGACTTCCTGAAGGTTCCGGCTGCGCAGGTCGCCGAGTACGAGTCCGGCAAGGGCCTGGCGCTGATCAAGGTGATGGACGAGCCCAAGGTCGACAAGGCGGCTGCCAAGTAGCCAGTGCCTTGCCTCGCCCTGGTACAGGAACACCGCCTGCACCAGGTCGGGGTTGGGCTCTGGATAGGCCAGCGCCACACGGGGATTGAACCCCGCAGAGAAGGGACTGAACCCTATGACCGTTATCCGTAGCCGCACCTGGCGGCTGTTCGGTATCGAGATCACCGTCTCCTGGGCGGTGGGGCGATGAAGCTGTACGACCGCCTCACGCTGGCGATGGCCGCGGGCGCGCTGGTGATGGCCGGCGCTATCGCTGACCCCGCAGGGGCTACCCCGACCGTGATCCCGACACCGGCCACGCCGTCGGTGGTGCACTCGGTGCCCGCCAGCGAGCCCGAGGAAGACGAGCCGGGCTGGGACTGCGCCACCATGGGCAACCGGATCTGTGGGCCGGAGGGCGACCGGTGACCGGGCCCGTGGATCCCAAAGACCGTCTGATCGCAGACATCACGGCCGAGGTGGATGAGGCCGAGACCGCTGACGAGGACGACCGATAGCCAGTACGGTCAGTGCCACGCCCCCGGCCATGCCCCACGTGGCGGGGGCTTTCTCGTGTGTCAGATATTGGACCACTCGTCGGCCGCGACCGGCTGCCAGCCGGGTGCCGGCGCCGGGGCGGCGACCGGCTCGGCGCGGTCCTCGGTCACGACCTCGGCGTCGATGACGGCCGCGTCTCCCCCGTCCCTGGTCGCACCGGCGCGGTGCCCGATCGCCTTGAGCAGATCGGCCGGCGGTGTGCCACCGACGGACTCGATCAGCGCCGCCGTCTTCTCGGCGAACTCGATGTCGCTGACACCGACGTTGACGCGCGTCGGGGCGTCCAGCCCGAACAGCTTGGCCTCGCGTTCGAGCGACGACAGGATCAACCGGCCCGCATCGATGTCGCCTTCGAGCATCTTCTTGTAGTTGGCCTTCTGCACGTCCAGCGTGACGCTGCGCTGGCGGGCGATCATGTCTTCGGCGGTGTCGGACAAGATGTCCCGCAGCCCGGCCGACAGATCCTTGCGGGCCTGCGTGGCACTGATCTTGAGCTGTCGAGCGATGTCGGTGAACGTCACGCCCGCGTTGCGCAGCATGACGACCCGCATGCGGCGCTCGAACAGCGTCTCGTCCTCGGGAGACGTGCCGTTGACGAACGCCTCGATATCACCGCGCGCCGTCCCGCTTCGCGTGTCGCTCACAGCGCGTCAACCTCCACCCGGTGCAGCGGGGATTTCTGTAGCCGTCTTGCCTTCTCGCGCCGCCGGTCCCGGTCATCGAGCACCGACTCGAAGAACTCGTCGAGCGTCCGACCTTCGAGCGACGCCTCCGATTTCAGCCGTCTCCAAATAGTTTCGCGCGCCCGGACTGTTCGTTTGGTGGGCAAGTCCTCCATGTCCTGCACGGTACGAGTACGGGCTGAACTGACCAGCACAGCTGCTCCCACAGCTCTACGCACACAGGTATTCCTGCCCCTGAGATCCACGCAGACAATCGATCCAGCTCACCCTGTCCCCCCCCCCCCCCCCCCCCCCCCCCCCCCCCCCCCCACAGCCAGCACTGCTGTCTTGCACGGCTGCTGACGACCACAGGGACGCACAGCTCACCGGTCAAGGGGTGCTCACCGACCCCTAAGTGACTTCGCTATCGCCTGCGAGGGTGCGCGACGAGTGCAGCCCAAGCGGAGCGAGGACGCGCGTTCTCCCCCGGCATCCAGCACAAGTCCGGTGGTCAGCTGCTATGAAATACCCTCGTGCCCAATGACATTGACATGATGTACTAGTGTCAATCGTCCGCGCGCGTGATAACGATGATGAATAACAGACATCTGATGTCCGCCTCGTCGCGCTCCCGGCCTAGGGCCTCCCGCGCTCCTCGGCGTTGATCCTAACACCTGGTGTCAAGCACTGTCATTTTTGACATGATATGTTAGGGACATGAAATCCACTGTGCCAGGTGTGTATTGGGCGCGCTCGGCTGGCCGGTGGCGTGTGCACCTTCGGCGCGGACCGCATGCTGGGAGCTACGGCTACTTCGATGACCAGGACGAGGCCGAGCAAACCGCTGTGCTCGCGGCTGCGGGAAAGCTCGCACCGGGCGCCAACACCAGGGCGCGGTACAGCAGCGAGCGCAGATCAGCTGCGGGGCCGCGAAAGCCGTACACGGTGAGCGAGTCAGCGTCACCGCGCAGCGGCACCGGAGTGCGCGGTGTCAGCTTCAACCAGCAATCGGGCAAGTACCACGTGCGCATCAAGGTCGACGGCCGCTACTGCAGCTTCGGACTGCACGAGAACCTGAACGTCGCCGCCGAGGTAGCGCGACAGGTCTACGCCGGTGAACGCAAGCCACTACCCCGCTCTGATCAGGCCAAACCCACCAAATCGCGGACGCCGCAGGTAGATCCGTTCACTGATCCGCATCGCGACAAACGGGCCTACCGCCTCACCCAGGCCGCGATCGACACTGCACGCACCGCGGCGAAAGGTCGCAAGAAATGACCCGTCCGCTCGAACATCAGACCGTTGCTGTGGTCGCCTTCGGGCTCGGCTCGATCAGCCAGATGCCACCCTCGCAACGGCAGACCGGAGCACTAGCCACACTCGCCGAAGAACTGGACGCGCGAGGGGTGCTGCCGGACCTTCTATCCGCTCTCGCCGACGGCCCGCGCGAGGCACTCATGCTGGCGATCCAGCTCGACAAATCACGCATGCGACGGGGCGCGCGGGTAGGTTTCGCCGCGACCTCGTAGGCGTGGTGCGCGACAGCACCGAGAACCTATGGCATTGTCATCGTCAGGGTCGGCACCGCCGCACCCACTGAAATACCTTTACACCCGGGTAGATTCGCACAGAATCATTGCAGCCCACAGCCGATATTCCATCGGCCCGAGTTGTTGACTCTACCCACGGTAATGGGTAATGTCAGTCCAGTCAGGCAGGGAACAAACCCACCGACGGAAGGAACGAACCTTATGTCTCATGCCCATTTCGGCAGCATCCAAGAGCGAGTCGCCCGGGTCGCGACACTTTCGCGTGGGGGCTACACCGACCAAGAGATCGCGGTCAAGCTCGGCGTCAGCGATCGCACCGTCTTACGTGACCGCAAGGCTGCCGGCCTACCGGTCACTCCCACCCCCGCGCCCTTGACCGAAGAGGAACGCGCAACGGCACTTCGACTGCTCGAAGACGGTGCGAACTATCGAGAGGTAGCCCGAACCATCGGACGCGGACGAACCACGATCAAACGCGCATTCCCCGGCTACAGCTGGACACAGGCCCAGAAGTTCGAGTACCGCATGGCACTTCGCGCACTGAACGCCATCAGCACCACGCCACGTGGGGTGTTCGCATGAGCGCCATCGTGATCCAGTTCCCCGGTGCGACGGGCCCAGCGCCCGATCTCGGAACGCAGATCGACTACACCACGTCGATGTTCTTGGAGCGCCAGGCGCTCGACTTCGGATGGGCTGTGCGCCGGCGGGACCCGCGGTACTTCACCGCCGAGCGCACCCGCGACGGTGTGACCACTCAGGTCGGGGTTCACATCCGCGACGGCCAGCTGCGGTCGAGCCGTCAAACCGTCGTCGCGCGGACCGATGTCACCGACCAGGTAATCGGCTGGCTTGAGGACGGTGCACGATGAGCGCGCACGACTCCACGCCCAACGTCACCGAGATGCTGGAGGCCGCCGCCTCACTCTCAGAGTTCAATGGACGTGGTGACATCGACTACGACCGCGGAATCGTAGAACTGATCGCCACATGGCTGACGCCGGGGGTCGACATTGAGGTGGCGCGTCCACTGATCGGTTATGCAATCGAGGGAGTTCGCAACCGTGGAGGTGGCCGATGAACCTCGCTGGATTCACGGTCGTCGGCCGCATTGAAATGGGTATTACGCCCTTGCACCCGCTATGGGACGAGGGTCGACATGCGGCTCCGTACTTCTTCACCCGCGCTCCTCTGATTTGTCCGCGGTCTTCGCAGAACCAATACGTCGGCCGCCATCGCACGGACGACAGTGACTCATGAAAATGACCAGCGCACACTACGACCAGCTGCGCACCGCCATCGAGCCGCTCGACACCGCGGAGCGTCGGGAGCGGTATCGCAGCGGCGAGTTCCCGCGCGCCGACCAGGTCCGAGACCTGAATATGCGATACCGCTGGGATCTACTCAATGAGGTCAGTCGTCGCGGCTGGGAGCGTCCATGGGCCTACGGCGACTACGGGGACGCCCACATCGACACTGCACTGCGCAGGATCGTTCCAGCGTTATAGCGCCATAACCGCACATCCCGCTCCACCACAGCGTCGGACTGAACCGACACATCGAAGGGACAGAACCCATGCCATCAGTAATCGATGAGATCGCCACACGAGAGAAGAAGTTCCAGCGCGCTAGGGAGATCGGCGAGAAGTACGCGCCCAAATTCACAGGTACCAAGACGAGATATCAGCCACCGCTGAGCAACTACGACGACGAGTCTGCATGGATACCGGATCCAAGAGAGCCGTCATCGCCTGGCTTCAACGACGGACTCGCGGCGGCCGGACTGCGCTGGCGCAAGCACGAAATCGTGGTGGACCGGTGGAAACCGCCGAGTAAGTCACCCAAGCCGCGGCCCATTCCGCGCGGCACCGTCGAGACGATCGCTGCCTGCGCGGCACTGGGTTTGAGCTACTGGTGTGACGCTCCCTCAGATCGAATGGGGCGAGGCAGGGTAACCGGCACGTTCGTCTGGGCGACGGACGGACACAGCTTGCACCTGGTCAACGTGAAGCCGAAGCTCGGCCTGACGGTCGCCGCGTGCACTCCGTACAGCCGCCTCGCCCACGCCGCACATCGGTGCGAATATGAGGGCAAGTCTTCGATCTACACGGTGCCAGCCAACGACACGGGGATATGGGAGCTCACCGAGCCCCTTACGCCGATCGTGAAACCCGAGACAGAGCCGGACCTCTCGATCACCCGAGAGGTACTGCAGTCGGCAGTCGCGCATATCCGGCACGACAACAGTTACGTCACCGACGCCGAGACCGCGGTGCTGGTGAAGCTTCGCGCCACGCGGGGAACGTCATTCGCTCGCGACATCATGCCGCTGATCATCGCCGAGCTGGAGCGGAGAGCTGCCGCGTGAGCGCCCACGTTCTGCGATACCCGCCGAAACCATCTGGATACGGAGACCTCGGCGACTGCCCAGATTGCGCATCTACATTGTTCGCCGTAATGGCCCCGGGCCCGCACGGGTATCGGTGGTCACATGAGCCCGAACGATTTGTCGAGTGCCCCAATCTCACAACTGCCGAGGAGAACGATGCACGTCCCTGACCGCACTCACTACGACCCAGTGCTCGACGCCTACCTGCACACTGGGGAAGACGCGCGGGTGTATGCCGACGTGTTCCTGACCGGGACAGACATTGCCATCGATATCGAGACGCCTGGTCTAGTCGACCAATTCACGATCAACTGCGTTACCGCATCGTGGGTGCATCAGGACGGCAACGTGCACGCAGTGCTCTTGGATCCGCGACGCAATCCCGACGACGTGAAGCGAGTCCAGCATCTGATCTGGGCCGCCGGCCGGTTGATCCTGCACAACAGCCCGTTTGACGCGCCTGCGTTGGTCCACCACAGCCTCATGAACCTCGCGGATGTCAACAAGGTGGTGGACACCTTGGTGCTAGCCAGAATGGCGATCCCTGACGTGATGCAGGCCAAGAACCTGTCATCTCTGTCGACCAGGTACCTGGGCATGGGTGAGTTCGCCGGCGGAATGAAGAAGGCGTTCAAGGCCGCTGGATACAAGTCTGAGGACGCCGGGTACGAGGGCATGGACATCGACTCCCCCATCTACCGCCAGGGCGCGATGGCAGACACCATCGCAACGTTGCGACTGGAACCGGTAATGCGCCAGCTGTGCCGGGACTGGCTGATGGACCACCCGTTCGTGCATTACGGCGCCACCACCGAGGCCGAGGCCGACGCGCTGATCGAGGTCCAGGAAACCGTGCATCGAGTCATGTTGCGCCGCACCGCCCGCGGGATCAACGTCGACCGCGAGGCGCTGAACCAATACGCCGAGTCCGTGGACGCCAGTAGGCAGATGGCAGCCGCGCTGCTCGCCGAACACGGCCTCGTCGGCGGTGCGAGCAAGGGCGGCAAGATCATCGAGTACATCCATCAGCAAGGTGAGCTGCCGCCCAACTGGCCGCGCACCAAAGGCGGCAAGCTGCAGGCGACCAAGGAACTGCTGGAGGAATTCGACCATCCGCTGGCTCAAGCGCAGCTCACCCTGGGAAAGACCGACAAGGTGCTCGGGTACCTCTACAAGGCCGACTTCCAGGCACAGATGGCGGGACGGTGTTACCCGCAGGTCGGCATCCTCGGTGCGAGCGCCACGGGGCGCATGGCGGCCAGCGAGCCCCCGTACCAGCAGTTCTCCGCCAAGGCGCGGCCAATCTTCCTGTCCGATAACCCGAACGCCGACGAGAACGTCGAGTGGTTCACCAACGACAAGGGCGAAATGCAGTCGCGGTGCACCGGCCCAGGACAACAGCTCTGGTCCATCGACTGGAGCCAAATCGAGCCGGTAACCATGGGGCTGATGGCAAAGGACGACGTGTTCGTCGCGCCGTATGAAGCCGGGGATGACCTGTACGAACCACTGATGCGCGCGGCCGGCATCGACCGACCATCGGCGAAGGTGAACCTGCTGGCCACGATGTACGGCCAGGGCATTCCCGGATTGGCACGGCGCACCAAGACCAGCGAGGAGAAGGCAGCACAGATCCGCCGTCAAATGCTCTCGGCTATGCCCGCCAGCGCGCGCTGGATGACGAAAGTTCAGTCCATCGCCGAGAACTACGGCAAGGTCGTCACAGCATCGGGACGCATCCTGCACGTGCACTCGAAAGGCAGCTACATCGCGGTCAACTACACGGTGCAGGGGTCGGCGTACGACTTTCTCGCCCACACCATCGTCGAGATGGAACGGCGCGGTCTCGGCGACCTGGTGGTGCTCGGTATGCACGATGAGCTGGTCATAGACGCCACCGAGGAGCAGGCCATTGAGGTCGAGCAAATCATGCGTACACCACCAGAATTCATTATCAGGTGGGCGGAGCGTACCCCGATTTTGAGAACCGACCGCGCACCGATGGGAAGGGCTTGGGCCAAGGTATGACCGAAATCGATCTCATCAATCACCCACCGCACTACAACCTGCATCCGAGCGGAATCGAGTGCATATGGGTAACCAGACTAATGACCTACACCTGCGGAAACGCAGTCAAATACGTGTGGCGCACCGACCATAAGAACGGGAAGCAGGATCTGGAAAAAGCGATCTGGTATCTCGAAGATGCTGTCCGACACGCCGATCCGGTGTACCTCGCCGGGAAGTATGACGAGGCTTTCGATCTACTAGATCGTGTGATGGAACATGAGTCCGACCCCAACAGGTTGGCTTTCTTCCGGGCAATGGCCCTCGGCGCGAGGCACCGCGCCATCGAATCTGTGAGAAAGATGCTCGTCGCCTGACGATCGCGGTATAGGCTCCCTCGCACCAGCTCTACCCCGAGACGACAAACCCCATCGTCTGAGCCGGTGCACAACTTCATACATCCCCCGACCCCGAGAGGCATTTTCCCCCGAATGCTCGGTTCATCTGCGATAACTGCTGTCCTGGGCAGTGGCGTTGACAACACCAACCACGCCGCCGTCCGTTCATTCATCAACTCCGCGTGCGAAGCTGGACTCTCCGTCCTGCTGGTCGTTCCCGGCACCAAGCAACCGTTTGACGGCCGGACGCCGGCCAAACGCAAGGCCGAGGACAAAGCCGCGCAGCTGGCCGCCAAAGAGGCAGGCCGTCGAGATTGGTCCAAGGCCAAGAGCCCGTCTGGGCTGGCGCTGGCGACCTCCACCAAGACCGCGCTGACCCGCAAAGGCGGGTACCTGGACCGGTACATCGAGGCGTTCGGCGCCGACTGCGCGGTGAACATCGCCGTCGAGGTCGGTGGCTCGCGCCTTGTGGTAGTCGACTGCGACACCCTCGCGCAGAAGCGCAGCTTCCTGGACATCGCCACCGGCGATGCGGACTCGCAGCTGCCGCCCACGGTCGTCACACCGGGAAGCCGTGACGCCGAGGGCAACTGGGTACACAGCGACGGCGGGCACTTCTGGTTCACCGTCCCCGAGGGCGTCGAGATGCCCACCAACATCGGCTCGCTCACCTGGGGCGGCACCGACGGGTTCGCTGTCCTCTGGGACCGCCGGTACGTGCTCATCCCGCCCAGCACGCGGCCCGAGGGTGCGTACGAAATGGTGGGGCGCGACTACGAGTGCCCCGCATGGCTGCTGGAGGTCATCAACGAGAAGGCCGCGGCCAGGACCAGCCGAACCGTCGAGAACGCCGTCGACGGTGAGCTTTCCAGCTCCATCGACGAATGGGCCGAGACGATCTCGTGGGACGACATTCTCGAACCACTCGGGTGGACGCCGACCGTGCGGCCGGACAACTGCGGCTGCCCGGTCTGGACGGCACCCGGCGAGCACAGCTCCCCCAAGTCGGCGACCGCGCATGACAGCGGGTGCACACTGGGCCGGTACACCGAAACCAATGCACCGCTGCATATCTGGACTGACCACGATATCGAGCCGTTCGATGAGTACGTCAGCGAGCACGGCACCAACACCCTCTCGAAGCTGCAGGCCATCGCGTACACCTCCTACGAGGGCAGCGTCGGCAAGGCCATGGACGGCATCGGGATCAGCCCCGCAGTCCACGAGATCGAGCGCGAGACCGGAGTCAACACCAAGGACATCGGCGTCGAAGAAGCCGGGCACGATCCGAGCGAAGAGATCACGCTGCCCGCCTGCGGAGCATCCGACGGCGTCGATGTGTGCGGTCGTGAGCGCGGCCACGACGGCGACCATTGGGCTCTGAATGCAGGTGGAGCACCGTGCATAGCTTGGTCTTCCTTCACAGATTCGGTGACGGGCACCGTGATCCCGGCCGACGACATGGAGCATGACGAGTTCCCCAGCGACGATTTCGTGAAAACCCAGATCGTCGCTATAAAACGCGACCTCGGTGAGTACGAGCGCGACACCCCTGATCCCGCTGCCAGCTGTGACACCTGCGGCGAGAAACTGATTCACGGCGCAACGCATCGCGATTCGGACAACACGCTCATTCACACCAACAGCGAGGGTGACGTCCACGAGGCCGAGTCCCCGTTCGCGGACGCAGATCCCGGCGACCCCGCGGTGTTCGAGCCAGACATCCAGGGCGTGCCGATGATCGCGCCGTTCTCGCACTGGCGCGACATGCCGCCGCCGCAGTACGTCATCGACAAACTCATCGAGCACGGCGGTCTCGCCAGCCTCATCGGCCCGCCGGGTGTCGGCAAGTCCTCGGTTGCCCTAGACATGGCATGCCACATCGCCGTCGGCAAGGCGTGGCGCGGCCGCAAGGTACTCAAGACCCGGGTGCTCTACCTTCCCGGCGAGGGCCTGTCCGGTGCCGTCCAACGCGTGAAAGCCTGGGAGGCCCAGCACGACATCAACGATTCTGCGCTCGACGACGGTCTGCGCCTAGGTAACTCGATCATCCAACTCGGTGCCAGCACCGAAGCATGGGGCGCCCTCGCCGAATACGTGATCCGCGAGCGCATCGGCCTGATCATCTTCGACACCTTCGCGCGCATGAGCCTGGGCATCGAAGAGAACAGCGCCACCGAGATGGGGCGCGCGGTCGTGCGGTTCGACCAGATGCGCCGCCTCACGAACGCCGGCGTCCTGATCGTGCACCACACCGGCAAGAACAACCCGACCTCGGGACGCGGATCATCGGCGCTCAACGCGGCGCTGGACTCCGAGCTATTGGTGAGCGACGGAACCTGGGAATTCGCACCGGAGTCTTTTGACGATGAGGGACGGCCGCCCTCAGGCAAGAAGATCCAGCTCTCGACCACCAAACAGAAGAACGCCGAGCAGATGGAAGAGGCGATGCCGCTGCTGATGCGCAGCGACGATCAGTTCAACGCCCCGTACATCACCGGACCCAACGGAAGTCTGGACCCGATGCAGGGACACATCGAGATGGCGCGGCCGGTCGAAGAGACCGTCATCGAGACCGCGGTACGGATCCGGAAATTCGTCGACCAGTTCACCGAGCAGGGCGTCACCCGGGCCGACATCGCCTCTGGCGTCCGGCCGGACCCGTACACGGCGAGGCGCAAGGACTCTCCGAAGGCATGGAAGCACAAGGTGCACATGGCCGTCGACAACGCGCTGCGCTGGGGCCTACTGGAAACCGCCAGCGGCCAGAAGCTCGGCGCCCGGTACGTCCCGGGCCCCATGGGCGTCGAGGCATCCCGCGCCGCGTACGCCGCTGAGGTGCTCACTCCGGTCGACGGTGAGGGGGTCGCGTGATGCCATCCCTCGCCTGGTACCTCGTCGGCATCGTCACCCTTCCGATTGGATTCGGCGTCATGGTGGGTGGCGAATGGCTCATTAGCCGCGCCCGCTGGATATACACCAGACCGCTAAGGCTGGAAGGTAAACGGCTGGCTTTCCGCCGGTCCTTGATCGTCGGGATGACGTTGGAGCTGCTCGATGCACGTCATGTTCGGGCGATCCGATTGCCCTTTAGCCGCGCGTTCATCATTCGGACAAATCCCAAGCGTGAGTACGACTTCGTCGGCGAGGAATGGGTCGTGATCGGTGACGACTACAAGAACGCGAGCGAGATCATCGGCAACGCGCTCGACGAATTGGGCTACGCGGAGACCGAGTCATGACGTCAGGGGGTTCCGAATCATCCTGCGTAAGTTGGCAAATTCACCGATGCCGTCTACTTGGGCTATACAAACTTTATTAAGTCGGCCAATACTATTTAAATACAATCGAATTGGACGCTTACGGGTGTTGACACTACCTCTAGCCTGAGGCAGTATGAATACAGGCAAGGCAAACAGCCCAACCTAACGACAACTGAACACCACATCACCTTCACACCACGCAGACACCACAGTCGAGAGGACGGGATGGAACCCGCCGCTATGGGGATTGAACCCCAACAAACTTCACAGCCGCGTACCTTGCGGCCTTATCAATCACAGGCAGTCGGCGCCGTCGAGTCCGACTGGGACGCCGGCATCCGGCGGGTAGGCGTTGTGCTTCCCACCGGGTCCGGGAAGTCCACGGTCATCGGCAAGCTGGCATCCAACGCCTACCACCGCGGTCAGCGCGTGCTGCTGCTGGCGCACCGCGGCGAACTGATCGACCAGATGATCGAGAACCTGTTGGACATCGATCACACGATCCCCCACCAGCACATCGGCGTTGTCCGCGCCGAGCTCGACGACCACCATGCCCCTATCGTCGGCGCGACACTGCAGACCTTGGCCAACGCGTCCCGGCGCAAGGCACTCGGGAAGCGCGACGTGATCATCTGGGACGAGGTACACCACGCACCGGCCGCGGGATACCACGCGACCTTCCGCGAGTTGGGCGGCTACGACGACGCGCTGATGTGCGGCATGACCGCCACCATGTACCGCGCCGACAAGAGCAAGGGCAAAACCGAGGACATCGGACTCGGTGACGTCATCGAGAAAATCAGCTTCGAGCGAGACCTCAAGTGGGCGATCGAGGAGGGCTATCTCGTGCCGCCCACCGGCTTGACGGTGCGAATCAAGGAGCTGGACGCGCTCGACAAGATCAAGAACATCGCGGGTGACTTCCACCAGGGCGACCTGGCCGAGATCATGGAGGCCGCAGTCGAATACACCGTGGATGCGATCGAAAAGCACGCCGCCGATCGCCGGTCTATCGTGTTCGCCGCGAGCGTCGCGGCCAGCCATCAGATCGTTGACCTGATTAACGAGCGCGGGAACCTGCGCGCGATGGCCACCACCGGTGCCATGGGGTACGAGGAGCGCAAGCCCGTCTACGAGGCATTCCGCACCGGCGAAATCGACATCATGGTCACGGTCGCCGTGCTGACCGAGGGCGCGGACTTCCCCATGTGCGACGCAGTGGTGATGGCCCGGCCCACCCGGAGCCGAATCCTGTACACGCAGATGGTGGGTCGAGCGATCCGGCTATACACCGACCCGGTCACCGGTGTCGAGAAAGTCGACGGGCTGGTGCTCGATCTGGCGGGCAGCACGCGGCGCATGAAGCTGGTACATCTCTCAGAGCTGGTACACGGCATGGGCATCGAAAGCACCAGCGTCGATGAGACCGGTGAACCGATCGAATGCCCCGAGTGCGGCCGGAACATCGAACAGTGCACCTGCGAGCCGGAGGACACGGGTGGTGGTGCGACCATCCGGGTACGCCGGCAAGGGCCGGTCGACATGGTCAGCATCAACCTTCTCGAGAACGACGACACCCTCTGGCTTCAAACGCCGGCCGGTGTTCCGTTCATCAGCCTGGAGCGCGGACCCGCGGTGTTCCTGTGGCCCAACGAAGACCGGACGCTCTGGACAGTCGGCCAGATCAACACCCGCACCGGCAGAGGTGGATGGATCGACGGCGACGAAGGCGCGCAGCAGTACCGACCGCAAGAGGACGCGGTACGGGCCGCTCAGCAGTGGTGCCGTAATGAGGGGCACGACCTGCCCAGTAAGTACGCCACCTGGCGCACGCGCAGCCAGGCTCCGAGCGAGCTGCAGATGAAGCTGGCGCGCAAGCTACACATCCCCGCTTACGAGGGAATGACCAAGGGCCGCTTGAGCGACGAAATCAGCATCGCGTTCGTGGCCAACCTGCTCGACGCGGCGATGGAGGGCTGACCGGTGAGCTACGAGGTCAAGCTGCTCGCATCGAGATCGGGCTACTTCTGGGCACGGATAATCGACGGTCCGTTCAGCGGATTCATCGTTATCGCCAGGGTAGCCGCCCCACAGACAGGGCAAGGCCGCCACCGCCGGAAATGGTGGCGCCGATGAACAACGTCAGAATCGGTAGCTAGATCAACAACAGCAGGCGGACTGAACCGCCGAAATGGGAAGGAACCCAACGATGAATAGAACCCTCTTGATCACGATGATGCTACTCATCGGCGGCATGCTGTCGGCTGCCGGGACGATGTTGTCGGCAACCCACGGTTTTGGCGCGGCAGGTCTAGCGTTCTCCGGCGGAGTGCTCTACGCCTTTGGGACCGGCTGCGCACTGCGGGAACTGCGATGAGCGACTTCCGAACCGACCTCAAGGCTGCCCTGGTCGACGAGCTGAACAGATGCTGGGACGGCGGCGTCTACGGGTCGATCACACCCGAGGACATCGTCGACATCGACGTCTACTGGGATGACGGCGACCGTTACGACCCCACCTACGGCGACTCCCCCAACGCCGCACCGACATTCGAGGTCACGGTGACGCTATCCGCAGACCGCGGCGGGCAGCGCGTTCAGGTCGATACCGCTTGGACATTCACCGCGCTGCTCCGCGCGGTACTGGCGATCGGAGACCAGCGATGAGCCGCGACTGGTGGAACAACCCGGCACCCGGAGACACGGCGAAGGCTGAGCGGCTACTGGACTCCCCGGCCTGCCGATTCTCGACCAAACGCCAGTTCCCCACACGCGAGCTGGCACGCGAAGGAGCCGAAACCATCCGAGCAACAGTGGAAGCCGCTGGGCGTGAATACCAGACGCTCTACCCGTACCGCTGCCCCGACGATGCCGGCCATTGGCACCTGTCGCACTACCGGCAGGGGTACGCCACCTGCTCATGGTGCCGCCGTCGCGCGAAGGCGTGGTACGGCGGGAAGTTCTGGGTCATGGCAGCCCACACCACCGACGACGAGCCCTGCCTTGGCGCGGGAAAGCCCGGAAGCGAGGGAGGTGACTCCCGATGAACGTCAAGGCTATTGGACTCAGCACCGCACTCGTTGCGTTGCTTACCGCCTGTGCGCCCGAGAGCGGTCAGGTGGTCGACAGCGCGTACCGCCCCGCGTGGGTTCAGGTCCTCGGCACAGGCAAAACGGTCGTCATCATCCCGCACCCCGAGTCATGGGAACTGGAGCTGGACAACGGAAAAGACCGCGGCTGGCGGACCGTCGACATCCAGGCGTACCACCTGTGCGCTGTCGGCAAGCACTATCCGGAATGCGCGGAGGTGAACCGATGAGCGTCGCCGAGGAATACCCGGCCCGCACCGACGGCAACGGGGCCACCTGGTATCGGCCGATGCGTCCCAAGGGAATCGCCTTCGATCAGTGGGGCTGGACATCCGACCCGATGCAGGCGCACCCGGACTATGCCGTCGAAGTCACCGAGTCACAAGACGGTTCCGTACGAATCGTCACTCACGCCGGGAGCCTGCAAAGCATCAGCGTTCCGAGCGAGCAGGTCATCGATATCTGCGAGGTTCCCGACACCGAACTCCCCGGCATGTGGGAGCGCGCTGACTTCACCGGCGGCCGAGACGTAGTCCGTGGCGCCAACTACGACCCGAACTGCCGGGACTGCAACTACGACACCCACCGGTGTCGCGGATGTGGCGAGCCCTACCTCCACGGAAACCATCCGAGCTGCAAGGACTGTCAACCGGCCGAAAACCCCGCGGCCGGAACCGAAGAGAAAGGAATCACCAGTGAGATACCAAGCGGCACCCCCGGGCCAGCCAGGTATACCGATGACAAAGGAGGTGGCGAAAGCAATTTCCGCGCAGGAGGAACATACCCGAAAGCGGCTAGCCCAGATGCACGTGGAAACGGCTCGCTTGATGGAACAGGCCAAGAAGAACGGGTACGACCCAACTCGACCGAACCACTTCTTCCACGATGCAGCGGGCGATCCGAGCACGTGCACGGAGAACCACAACCATCCGGTGCACATCAGCGAGGAGGCTCGATGACCGAGATGATGGTCGACGGCTCCCCCGACGTCGCCCGATACAGCGAGCACAGCAGGTACCCACTGCCCCCGATTCCGCCACAGGTGGAGGTTTCGGTGGACGGATACCAGCGCTACAAAGTGCCAAGCCCAACCACCGGGAAGCTGACCGGCTTCACCCGCGCCACTACGGTCGCGCGCACCACTGCCGAGGAATACAACCTGGAGCAGTGGAAGATCCGCACCAAGGTCATGGCGGTGCTGAAAGCCAAGGCGGCGGCCGATAATAGGAGCGACGGCGTGCTAGCACTCGCCGACGGCGACACCTTGGCCGAGGCGTTTGACGACCTGCTCAAGGCGATGGCCGACGGCAAGAGTCGTCCGATCAACCAGGCTATCGACAAGATCGATGATCTGGCCGGCGGGGCTGATGCCCGCGAGCTGGGCGGTGCGGTCCACGACTGGCTCGGCGAGCTGGACTCGGGACGCATCCTGCTGCACCAGATCCCCGAGCAGTTCCAGCCCTACGCCGTCGCGTATCAGGAATGCCTGGCCCGCGCCGGGCTGATCGCGATGCCGGAGTACATCGAGCGGCTGGTGCTGAACAACCGAGGTATCGAGACCATCTGCGGACGTATCGACCGGATCTACCGCTGCGTCACCGACGGTCAGCTGTACCTCGGTGATCTCAAGACGTCCGAGTCGCTCGACTTCTCGCTGCTGGAGTATGCAATTCAGTTCGCCGCGTACGGCTATGCACCGCTGATGTGTGCGATGGATCGACTCAGCTGGGAGCCGATGCCCAAGTTGGTTGGCCTACCGCATCCCAGCGATGACGAGGTGTTCGGAGAGGACGGCGACCCGCGTGACCCGATGTGCTTCTGCGTCCACGTCCCGCGGACTCAGCCCGAGCGCAGCCAGGTCATCCCGTTCAACCTGCGCTTCGGTGCTGATGCCTACATCCAGGCGCTCGAAGTCCGCAAGACCCGCAATGCGGCCAAGAAGGAGGTACTCGGCCAAACCACGCCGATCCCCTCCAAAGAGGCGCTGCGCTATGTCGAAGCCCGACAGGCGCTCCAGAACATCCATGACGAGGCGGACGCCCGCAACGTCATGGAGAAGTACGAGGACGTGCTCGACGACGGCCTCATGGAGTTCGGAGCCCAGTGCTTCGAGCTCCTGTAACACCCCGCACACACCACGCACACACCGAAAAGGAGAATGAAAATGGCCAATCCGTTCGCCGGTCCCAAGGGCGGAACCGCTACCGCCACGCGGCCGAAGGCATCGGCGGTCGCCGTCGCTGACCCCGAGGACGAAGGCGGCGCCGTCACCATGACGTCCAAGCCCAAAGATCCGTTCGCGATGCCGGGCGGTGGAGGCGCAGGTTACAAGTTCACCGAGTTCGAGGGTGAGCTGCTGTTGATCAAGCCGCTCGAACGTGACGTGATCAGCACCGAAATCAGCGCCGAGACCAACACCATCCGCTGCGATGTGGTTCGGTTGGAGAACGAGAATGAGCAAGTCGAGGACATGCTCGTATTTCAGATGGCACTGTTGCGCACGCTCGGACGCGTTCTGGACGGTCCGAACGACTGGGTGCTCGGGCGGCTTGGCCGCGGTACGGCCAAGAAGGGCAAGAGCGCACCCTGGATCCTCACCAAGCCGGATGAGGACGACGTTGCGGTGGCCCAGACCGCGATGACAGAACTCGGCCTGCTGTAATCTGAGTTCGTCGGCCTGTCGGACATCCCCCGGCGACAGGAACCACCGATAGTCCCCGCATCGAAAATCCCCCGGTAGCGATTGCTACCGGGGGATTTTCTTGTCTCCCGAGACATCTGCCCGACCAAGGCGTCTCCCACCATAACCAAGCACAGTGACATCAGCAGGTATCGCCACAGCGCTCAGATGCCTTGAGGCTGACGATATTGTCCAACTTGACCTAGTGCCTGAATCTCACAATGGAAGCGGTACAGGGCTTCTGAGGGCTCGTCATGGCAGCGCGTTGACCAGCTGCGCCGCCTTCTCCACTGCGGTCATTCCGTCGAACACACGGTGGCCGGGGTCGTTGTACATATTGTGGTCTTGGCTGATTACGAACTTGAGCAATTTCTGCAGGGACACAACGATGTTCCCGATATTGAAGATCATGGCGAGCAGGCTCGGAGTGTGGCTGGTACTACTTCCAGTGATCAGGGGCAGCAGCCCGGCGAGCTGGCCGAAGCCAGCCAGCGACGGGTTGCCGCTGACTCCAAGGGCGGCGGCGCCGAAGCTGGTGAGGTAGCCCAACTGGCCGACGAACAGGTTGAACAGGTACATGGCGAACTCGGGTGTCGCCTCCATGCGCACCAGGATGTCGTAGAACAGCGGCAGCAGCCCAGCAGCGTTGGGGTACATATCCCCCGGCAGCGTGAAGCTGTAGTACCGGTTCAGAATCCAGTCCGGCGGGAAGTCTTCGGAGATCCCGTGCCCGCCAGGGTTGTTGCCGAGCAGCGTCGGCCCCTCGGGCCGGTTAGGGTCGCCGAACTGCACGACCATCGCGATCTCGTCGCGCCGCTCTGCCGGCCATCGATTCAGGAACTCGACCACGCAGCCCGCGCCGCCGGAATACCCGAATAGCACCTTCTTACGTCGGTCGGGAATCGCGAACTTGCGCCCCTCCGCGACACCGTCCTCGATCATGTCCAGATAGCTGTGCGCGGGGTCGTTACCGATCATGAACGCGTTGGTGTTGTACCCGAGGCCCTGAATGTCGAATCGCCTCCGGTCGAGCAGTTGCATCGTGTCCCAGCCGAATCCGTTGTCCCAGCGACCCCATGTGCCGGTCCAGCTGAGCCCGTAGTACGGCTTGGTGGGCGGTGGAGCCTCGGGGCCACCGATCAGCAGCATCTGCGACTTCGTCGCCCAGTCGAATGCAGGACTGTTCGGGTCGAGGTCCGGGCCGGGCTTATAGCCCTTGACGACCTCAGTGTGCCGGTTGTTCTTGAATTGCCGCTGGGCCTCCAGATAGTCGGCGTCGATGACCTCGCTGGTTGTGCCCTTGAGCTTGGCGCCGTAGCTGAACCGCGACAGGTACTTACGCGCAGCGGGCAGCAGCGGATCACTCTCGCCGATTTCGTCGGGCGGTGTCCAGGTCATGAGGCGTCCTTTCCGATCGGGGCGAAACCGTTGATGCCCAGCTGCTTTCCGATGACTGCGACCGCGTTGACGAGCGTGCGACCACCGAGCTGCGGCCACTCGATACGCAGCTGATCCCAAATCTCCCGCGGGTAGTCGGGTGAGGTGGGCAGTGTGGTTGGCGGCGTCTCCCCGGGGAACTGATAGCCGTCGATGTCCTTCTGGATCTCGCCCCGGAACCAGTCCATGTCGAGATTGCCGGGGTCCCATTTGTATTGGCGCACGCCAGCAGGCCCGAATCGCGCCCACTGCGCATGCGAGATGTTGTGAGATACCGGGACTTGTAGGTGTTTGGTCAGCGCCGCACCGACGTCACGCATCGAGATGATTTGTGCGGCAGGCCACGGCTCGCGCGTGATCGTCTCCTCCGTCAGCGAAGTGTCACGCGGATAGGCGCACTCGATACCAATCGTGTACGCGTTGGCGTTGTCGGTGGGCAGTCCCGGCCACGAGCCACGGCCGGCATGGTTGCACGGCCCGACCGCGACTATCGTGACGATTCCGTCCGGTGCGATGTGGATCTGCGCCAGCGGGCCCGGGAGGTCTGGGCGCCCCTTGCTGATGGATTCTGGCTTCTCAGCAGCGTTTCCGGTGTGGTGCCAGATGACACCCCAGATCGTGCCCATGGTGCCGCCGACGCCGTCGGTCTTCCAGCCGGGCAGAGTGCGCAGCCGGTCGCCGAGCGCCGGACGGAGAACATCTTCGAGCCAGATGGGATCGCCTGAGACGCCCACGTTTCCTCCTGGATTGAGTGCACCGGCAAGCCATGGCCGGGGGTCGATCTGGGAACCGGCCCGCCACATCGTTGGGTGGACCTCGAAATGCAGATGCGGGCCAGTTGCTTGGCCGTTCGCGCCGACATAGCCGATCAGCTGGCCCGCGCTCACCCGGTCGCCCTGTTTGAGGCCCGTCGCGAAGGCATTCCACATGTGGCCGTACACCGTGGTGCCCGCGCCCTCGACGACCGGGTGGTCAAGGACGATCCACTGCCCGAATCCGGCAGTCGCGCCTATGTAGGCGACATCACCACCTTGCGCGGCGTAGATCGGAGTGCCGTCAACGGCCTCGAAGTCCTGACCGAGATGCGCTGTCCCCGAGCGAGGTCCGAATCCCGAACCCCACCGGAACGAACCCGCCTTGAGCGGGAGAAACCGAGGCACAGCGCAGACGGTAGGCATCGGCCGTGCACGCCATTCCCTGATTGACACTACCTCTTGTGGTAGGTAGTATCATGAGTGCAGAGGGCAGGGAAGAAACCCGCCCACGAGTGGAAGGAACCACGTATGGCACGTCCCGAATCCGTCAGCGATCTACCCGATCACACTCGACGGTCATTGATTGCCACGATCCGCACCAACGAGTTTGTCGATGACCCGGACATCACGGCAGCCTATGCAGAATTCGTTCGTGCGGCCGCCGGAGTCGGCGACATTGAGCGCCAGGAAGGTCAGGTGGATCTCTACCGGCAGAGGTCTTCTGAGGATTGCAACGAGGAATTGATCGTGGCTCAACATCGTTGGGACGCATTGGAGAAGCGATACAACGAAGTTCGCAATGGTGCAGCGCCTGCAGACTTCGAGAAACGCACAATCCGAAGATTTGCACTCGACGAAGGACTGCCGGTCCTGCCCGCCATCGCGGAGGAGCAGTCGGTCAGCCAGCTCAAGGAGGCATTGGCCGGCAAGTAGGTGTCTCCGCGCAGCTGCAGCGCTGCGTCGGCGGTTACAGCGCGGAACAAGGGGATGTACCCGCCGGGGCCCGACGGCCCCGGCGTTCCAACAGTTTTCACGAGGCAGGGATGAACCCGCCGGAACAGGAACGGACCTATGATCAGCTATCTCTCGTACGCACCGAGCGACGAGGACTACATCGAACCCGAGCCCTACTACGGACCGGTTGAGCCGAACCCGAATCATATCCCCGCCGACCTGGTGGCAGACCGATGATCGAAGCATTGATCACCTGGTATCGGCATCGAAAGACCACCAGATTCATTGAAGCTCAGCGACATATCGCATGGGCTGAGTCCCTGCGCGACCCCGACGCGCCTATCCCCTACGCGCTCGTCGACGTGCGCGCCGATGCGGCATGATGACCTGCGTCGGGGTGTTCATACTCGGTCTCATTGGCCTGGTGTGCTACCCCGAAAACAGGACACTCTCAGCGTTCTTTGGCGTGGTCACCCTTGGGTCAGCGGTGGCCGTTCCGTTCCTGGCATTGATCTCCTAAACCAGGTTCAATACCGACAACCATAGGTATTATTGAGACAGAGGCAGGGACGAAACCCGCCCAATCGGAAAGGACCGAGACATGCGATCACCATTTGCCGCACCCGCATCAGGCGTGGACGTTGACCCCATCACTGATTCACAACGAAGCTATCTGCGCTCGCTGCTGCTCCAGAAGGCGCAGCTGAACGGCAAGCGGGAGGACGCGGCATCGGAGGAGATCGACGCCCTATTGGATCGATTGAGCAAGTCGGGTGCCAGCGCCCGTATCGAAGAGACCAGGGCGTATCTGCATGCTCACCAGGACGCGGTGAACGCAGTGCGATCGCATGTCGGCGGACCTGATGCCCTTGAGATCGAGGACGGCTTCTACGAGCTGGCCGACGGCCGGATCGTCAAGGTTATCCACGCCGTCCACGGCTCTGGACGTCAGTACGGCAAAGTCCTGGACACTGAGACGCGCAGGTTCGACATTGCGGTGGGAATCCTGCGTGAGGTGCGAGCCACCGGCAAACGGATCGACGACGACCAGGACCGCTGTGCAGAGCTGGGGAAGCTCTACGGCATCTGCATGTGCTGTGGCCTGGAACTAACCGACGAGGCGAGTATCAAGGCCGGTATCGGTCCCATATGCAAGGCCAAACGCGGGTGGTAGCTTGGTGCGATCCCCCGACCCCGATGTTTGTTGGCCCGCCCCAGCCACAAACGTCGGGGTCGTCGTGTCTACGAGGAGACGACGTGCCCGAAAAACGACCCCCGGAGTACACCGAAGGTCTCGGTGAGCTGATCCGTGCGCATCGCAACTACATCGGGCTCAGCTCGCACTCCATGGCGTTCAAACTCGGCATGAAGCCCAAGAGCTTCTCCGACATCGAAATCGGCCGATCCGCCTGCCCTCCGGGCCTCATCGATAGCATTCTGGGCGTCATCGAAGAATTCGATCGGGACGTCGAGAAGGTCATCGATGTTGCTAAGGACTCCCAGGCCAGCGAGGACGATCCGTTCGAAATGCCGGTCCGCGACGATCCTCGTGCCGACTGGCAACGCGCCGTGATTGGCCGTGCTGCGGTCGACAGCGGAGTGATACTGCCTATACTTGTAGGTAATCACGAAGCACGACGTAGCGAAAGGAGCCCGAGATGAGCGCAAGCACGGGTACACGGCGGGCGCAGCCGATTCAGTACATGAGCAAGGCCGACGTCGCCGAGTACATTGGACTCAAGTCCGGAGCGTCCCTGGCTAAGTACAAGCTCCCTCAGGAAGACGCACGCGTTGGCAAGTACCGCGGATGGAAGAAAGAGACCATCGCTGCGTGGCACGCCAACCGTCCTGGACCGGGAAACTGGGGCGCGCGGACCTAGCTGCACTCAACGTAATCGAGTGCCGGCGAAAATCGGCGCGGTCCGAGGATGTCCTTGGAAGCATCGACGCGGACTGTCATCGAGCGATAGTCCGGCCCCATCGCGGCAAGGTTGTTGGTGTCCTTCCACTCGCCGACGAACTGGCCATTGCGATACATGCTGTGCAGATTGCCGACTTGCTTGAGTCGGAAGATATCTCCCGCACCGAAGCTGCCGCACTGCACCACTTCGGCGTCAACGCTCGATACGCGGAGCGCGATGAACAACTTCGACTCGCGCAGCCCGATACCGACGCCGTGGGTTTGAGTCGAGCCGTTGTTGTTGGACCGCCGGTAGAGGATGGTCGTGTAGGACGCACCGCCGAGCGGTGGTGATCCGTTGCCCTTGGTGGCCGCGCGGCACTCGATGTATCCGTCGTCGGCCGCGTGCTGGGCGACGGTGTATCGAGCCCGGCTGAATCGGTTGGTAGTGGCGATGAGGCCATCCGGCATGCCGAGGCGCATAACCCCGTCGACTATCGCCGCCCGGTAGTCCGTGGAGGGGCCAAGATCAGCCCATCGGCCGGTGTCTTTGAGATCGATGTTTGGCCCGGAGAAGTTGTCGAACATGCGGTTTCGTGACCACACCTTGACCGAGCCACGATACGCAGCTGTGAGTGGGGCGCTCCCGCGGTAGGCGCCCGCAATCGGGCCGATCCCGTGGTACCCGCTCATCAGTCCGTTGTGAAGTACAGGACGTTGGGGTCTTTCGTGGTGAGAGCCGCATACTGCGTGGAAGTGACGAACTTGACTATCAGCTCAATCGCCGCGCCGGTTGCATCTTCTGCGGTCACCACTCCGGTACCGCATTTGGCCGGCGTCACCGCGTCATCGGCGATCTTGGCCTCCGAGACAGCGCCGTTCGCCAGGGCCGCGTTCTTGACTTGACCGTTGCCGATAGCGAGATCGTCGACTGATCCCGGCGCGATCTTCTGCGATGTGACCGCGCCGTCTCGCAGCTTGTCGGTCGTGATGGCGCCGTTCTCGACGCTCGACGGGGCCACTTCCTTGATCTCCGCGATGACCTCAGGTGGCAGCCGCTCACCGATCGGCTGCGAGAGATCGAGGGCTGCAACAAGTGGCACAGGCGTGAGGGTAGCGACCTACCGTGCCTGAGCCATGAACGACGAGAACGAATCCTCTCCGCCATCCTCGAACCCCGCAGGTACCGCCAGCTCGCCACCACCCGTGCTGATCTCTTCCAGGTTCGGTCGATACAGGGTGTCGATGAAGTGCTCGCGGTCGCGCTGGTCTTTCTTATGGTCGGAAGACACGAACGATTCAAGGACCAGTTTCTCGGTGATATCGAGGATTTGGTGCATGGACGGCATCTCTAGCGGGTCGCCGATGCCAAGACCGATGATGTGGCTGCGAACAGCCCTCCAATTGTGAGCCGTCAGCAACGCGAGGTTGATGACGGCACCGTAGGGCGGGCGGTGCCCCACGTGCTAATCGATTTGCAGACCAGGGCCACCGCGTCGGAGGGATAGTCCCCCAACATCATGCCGGCTAGCAGGCGCGTGAAATCGTCGGGCTCCACGTGGTTCTGGACGAACAGGCCGATGTAGCTGTTGCGCTCGGCGTCGCTGATCTTGGCACCAACCGCCTTGCCGAGGGCGGCCAATGACTTTGGTATAGGCCGACGTACGCGAAGCGGGCCAATGCCGGGTATCTCGTGCGTGACGTACGGCCCGTACTCGCGCACGCTCCGCGACACATCATCGAGAAAGTCCAGATAGCCTTCGGGCGGGTTGTACATCGTATGACCTCCAGAGGTTAGGTCGGCTCAATCACCGGTCCTGTCACCGTAATAACTCCACTGACACGGCCGTCACCGATAAGGACATGACGGTCTGCCTTGAACGGACGCAGACCCGTCGGGATAGGCGGGTTGGCCTGGTACGCGATCGAAAGTGCGTTGTAGTCGCCCTGGTCATCGGTCAGCTTCGTCATACCGGGTGGTGGTGTCTGGTAGATCTGACCTACGAGCTGGTTAACAAAGCTGAATGCCAGCATCAGCTTGTTGTAGCTGACGATCGACGGCAACATCGTGTTCTTTCCACCGAGCAGTGATGGCTTGGTGAACTGCAGCGCGACGTCCGGCAGCACCGCGGTATCCACGCCGCGCAGCGTCACGATCTGGGCCATGCCTTCCGACAACGGGAATCCACTGTGCCCGAATGTGTATGAAGAGGGCTCAGACGGTCCGGCAACCTTGGTGGCAACCTTCACGTGCAACACGCCGAAGCCGCCGTCATGCTGGTCGAGCAGTGTCCATCCAGACGGCAAGGTGACCTGGCTGGCATTGCCCGAGGCGTTCCCGACTACCGCGACCATGTAGTCACCCTCGGCAGTTCCAGCGGGCTTGTTCACCGCCACGGTGGTGTCGGTCTCGATATTCCACGACGCTCCAACCACTGTCGGCGTCGATCGCACGATCGGTTCACCGAGCACGGGAACAGCGAACAGGTCAAGGCGAGTGCCGGCATCCCGGTACAGCGACTCAGTTCCCTGGTCCCCCTTGTCGATCATCGAGTTTTCCCAGTTCTCGCTCTTGAACCACAGCTCCACGCGAGCGTTGAACTTCTCCCCCGGCTCGACGGGAAACCATCCAGTGATGTGGGGCATGAACATGTGAGTAGTCGAGTTCATGCGGACGTCATGGACGCAGAAGCCTGTGCCGACCGAAAGAATGCCTGCCTGACCGATATCCGCACCGCCGCCAAATCGGCTGACCGGCACCATGGGTATGTCTTCGCCGTCGGCACTGATTTCGAACCCGTGCCGATACTCGAGGTGTGCGCGACTGCGCGCCTGTAGAGCCACCTGCTGACCGCCGTTGGTGACGAGCCCGTAGAGCATCTGACGCATGGGGGTGTTGTTCGTCCAGGCCGTCTGGAGCTTGTACACCAGCTCGTTCTTTGGACCACCGCCCGAACTGTCGTACTCCACCGACTTCGGACCGGCTTGAGCGGTAGCCACGGTGCGCAGTTGCATCCACGGCTGCGGTGCGATGGCGCCGTTGATGATTTCGAAGTGGTCCGGGTTGACGCAAGGCTGTGTCACAACGACCCCAATGGGAATGCCCACGCGCGCAGCCGTGTCCAGCGGGCGTGAGCTTCCCACCGGGGCTCGAACTCACTGGGGATGGTCCACACACCCGGTGTCTGGACCGCGGCGAGATAGCGGAAATGGACCGAGAATCCCGGCTTGATCTCTCCGATCGGCGCCCAGCAAGTCGAGTCGTCGGTGTCGAAGAAGAACCGTCCGAAAAGTACGTCTTCCCTTGCCACCGAGGCCCGATCAATCTGCAGCCGGCCACCCGTAGAGTCCTGCATGATCGAGGGGAAATCAGCTTGTGGACTGACCGCGACCTGATGACTGAACGCATCGTGGATTACGACAGTGCCGGGGCTCTGCGCCACCACGGTGCGAGGACCGCGATGGATCTGGATGGCGAGGACCTGTGCATCTGGTGTGTTGTTGTTCCACGTCAGGTCACCGTCGATCATCGTCACCGGGTCCGGCGCCCGGCTGATCTCCCCGTCACGTGTGGACTCCAAAAACGCCTCCGTGACAACGCGGGGAAAGTAGTTCTTGCGCATGCCGATCCCGCGGTGATCGGACAGCATGTTCTCGAAGGTGCAGATTTTCAGACTCATCCGGTCACCAGCGTTCCCTGCCCCGGCATGGCCATGAGCTGAATGCGTGTGTACGGCGCCTTGGCGCTGTGCACCGGTGAGTTCTTGTTGGCGTTGTCGCTCCAGGGCGGTGGAGTCCAGACATAGCAGCGGTACCAGACGTTGAGCTTGGCGCCGGGCGCAACGGAGTACACCCACTCATCGCTGATGCCGGAACCGACCCATACCCACTGCTTGCCGGGCATTGGCTCGGCGACGGTGTTTGTGCCTAGATCAATCGCGGACCCAGTCTGCGAGTTGTAAATCCCCGTGGTCACCGGCACCACCGGGTCAGTGTCGACGGCATGACTCCATCGGTCGCGGAACTGGATTGCATTGGGGTTGCTAGTGATCCACTCTTTCGGCGATCGCACTACTCGGATGAGAACGTCGCATTCCAGCGGACTGTCGTTGATCCAGCCGACCTTTTGGTCCATGAGCAAGAATCCCGGCATCACAGCCTGGGGAAAGCTGGCGGCCGAGACACTGGCCGAATTGGCTTTCACGTCCCGGACGAGGCGCGGGACCGCCCAGGGCCGCATGCACAACGCACCGTTGTCATCAACGGTGAGATTCTCATCGATGCACGTGCGCGGCTCGATCCAATCCACGATGGGAGGCTACGGAGCTGGGGTGAGCGTGGTCGTCAACGTCAGCCCGTCTGCGTCGGGCCAGTCAGCGACAAACGACTCCGTGCGATAGAGCGCCCCAGAACTCGCCGAGACGACCAGCCACGAGGTGCAGCCGGTGGCGTCGTCGTCGTCAAACACGCTGCGCAGCGCGATGGTCGGGTTCTCGGGATAGTCCGGGTGGATCTTCACCGAACCGCGCAGGTATCCGTCCATGACGGCAGGGTAGCGAGCAGCGGTGCCGGCGCCGGTCACTCAACGGCGAATTCGGCGCGGTAGTCGGCGGGGGTGAGTACGCGGATTTGGCCGGTCGAGGAGACCACGATCCAGCGGTCGGCGATGGCGATGAGTTCGGCTGAGCCGTCGCGGCGCATCAGTTGGATACGCCAGGCGGTGGGATTTTCGACTTCTTGGGAACCGTGGATTATGCCGTAGTGCAGCTTGCGGGCGGTCAGCAGCGAGTCGATCATCATCAAGGTCTGCGCGGCGCTCTGCGGTGTGCCGTCGAAGTACATGGCCTGATAGGTCGTCTGTTTGCGCGGTGTCGCGTCGGTGAATCCCATGATTTCTTCTATGCCTTTCGCGGTGCGGTCTTTAGGGTTTGGGTTCGACGATGATGTGGCGGTCGGAGAAGGTTGCGGCGGCCGTGCTGGTTTTGTAGACGGCTTTGAACGTGGTGGTGCCTGGGGTCAGGCCGGTCAGGTGGATGCGGCGCGCCACGGTGCCGAACAGTCCGGCGGCCACGGTGCGCCCGCAGGCCGCGGTGGCATCGGTCGCGGCGCGGGTGTTGGCGCCCGAGAGCGCACAGCCCATGTAGCCGGTTTGTGCGGCGGCCCCGCCCGAGGAGTACGCGGCCGACACATCGATGGTGACTTCGCCGCTGGCGGGCACATTGAGGGTGACCGAGGGGCCGGGGGTGGCCAGGTCCACGTAGGTTGCGGTGCTGTTGGTGCCTTGGGCGGTCGCGATGGTGCCTGAGACGATGCGGGCGGGGGTGCCGGTGTCCAGGAACGCGAACTGTGACATCGAGCCGGGCAGCGCCGGGTCTGAGGATGCCCAGCCGCCGCTGCGGTAGGCCGCACCCATCAGGGAGGTGGCGCCCGAGTCGTTGTAGGAGTCGAACGCGGTGCCGTTGACCCCGACGGTGAAGGTGCGGGCGGTATCGGAGGTCAGGGTGAAGGCGTTGAACGGGATCGCCGCCCCGACCGTGCCGGTTTTCCATGCGGACTTGACCCCGGACGCCACGCGGCCCAGCTCGTAGTGGGTGAGGCCGGAGACATCCCAGATCCACAGATAGACGTAATCGGTGAACCCAGAATTGGCGCGGATAATCAGCATGTAGCCGCCCGCTGCCCCGCCGGGCGCGATGGTGCGCCACTGCCCGGCCGCGGTCATCGAATCGGTTTGGGCGACCCCGGTGTTGAGTTTGAGCGTGGGCAAGATCAGCGTGCCCATGGCGGTGAACTGCGCCGGTATCGGCGGGCGGGCGCGCATCCAGATCTTGGCCGGCCCGCCGGTGCCGCCCTTGGTGTAGTTGCCGAACAGGCCACCGTTACCGCCCGCACCACCACCGGCCACGCCACCGGTACCCGCGTTGCCGGTGCCCCCGGATCCGGCGGTGAAGGCCTCCCCGAACGCCGACAAGGTTTGGGGGCTGATGGTCTTCCCGTTCTGCCCGCTGCCGCCGCGCCGCGCTCCCTCACCGCCTGCGCCGCCCGCCGCCGATGCCACCGGTGCGCCGGCCGGGCTGGTGATCGTCGAGGTATCACCAGCGCTGCCGTTATCGCCGAAGCCCAAACCCTCGTCTTGCCCGCCCAAACCGCCGCCGGCGGCGAAGATCGAATACGCCCCAGCCTCGATGGGGAAGGTGCCGGTGGCCCACCCTCCGGGGTAGCCGCCGACACCGAATGCGCCCGAGCCGCCTTCACCGGCACCGCCGCCACCGGCGGCCGGGGCGATCACATACTCCCCATACCCGCCTGCCGCCCATGCCGGAGGTGTCCACGCCGCGGTGCCCGGACCGGTGAACACGGTGGTTTCCGCGGGCCGGAACGTGATCGAGGCACTGAATCCGCCCACATCGGAGAGGATGTTTTGCAAAGCGTTGATCGCCGCGCCTTGAGAATTGACCGTGTTGACCAGCGCGGCCATCGCCGCATTGGCCTGCTCCTGGGAGGCCCGGGGCACATTGTTGCCGCCGAACTGATTGAACAGCTGGGTCGGGATCGAAGCCAGCGCCTCGCCCAATCCTTCGACCGCCTGACCGGCCACGCCCGGGGTGTTGCGGATCGCGTTGATACCGGCATCGATCGTGCTCTGAACGCTGGTCTGCGCGGCACTGGCCGCCGATGACGCGGCGCTGGCGTCAGCCATCGCGGTCGCGGCATTGGTGCCCGCGGTGTTCGCCGCTGATTTCGTCCCCAGGAAATCAGCAACAGACGCCGCAATACTCGCCCATGACCCGCCGCTGAGCCACGATGTCCAATTGCCCAGCCCCGTAGCCGCATTGGTCCCCGCTGTCGCCGCGGTGCTCTTGGTGCTCAAGAAATCGGACACCGCGGCACCGACGTTGGCCCACGAGCCGCCGGTGAGCCATGACGTCCAGTTCCCGAGCCCGGTATTCGCATTCGTCGTCGTGCTCGAGAGTTCCGACCACTTCGCCGTCAACCAGTCGGTGATCGAGGTGAACGTCTTACCGTTGCCGCCCGTGACGGCCTCGGCGATCTCCTGCTCAGAAACCTGGCTGCCGCGCTGACTCAAATCAACCGCAACGGGCGCCGGTTCCTGCCCGACCTCAAGCACTTCACCGGGGCTGGTGGCCATTAGTCGGCCGGCGACCGCGGACAGAACCCACATCCCCACCCGGATTGTCCGCGGATTCTCCAGTGCTCGCAGACGGCGTTCGGTTTCGCGCACCCACTCAGCGTCGCTGCCCGGAGGTCGCGGGAACGCCAATGTCATCGGCTGCCTCTCCCGAACAGGCTGTGCTTGGAATCTTCGACCTTGTCCAGCTCGATGGGGTCGTCCTCGTCGTAGATCGCGTCCATGGTCACGCTGACCGCGATGTCGCCCTCCTTGCACGAGACCTGCATCGATTGGAGTTCCATGAGCGCGAGCACACCGTAGGACTCGACAGTGAATCGAGCTGACGGCACCAGCTGGTCCAGATCGATGGGAGCTTCCGGGTGTAGCCGGATGTCACCGGGTAACTCCAAGGTGTCGCGCACCCGCGAGGTGCTGCGCACCAGCTGCCGGGTTGCCTTGTTGGCGTTGGACACTGAGAACATGTCATCGATGTTCACGATGCGCTGTAGATCTATTCCTTCGATCTCGACACGATCTCGCGCGATGGAATCGGCGGCACGCAACAAGATGTCATTGGCCATATTGGTACCGTCACGGCTGATCACTGGGCTTCCGCCCATAAAGTCGTGCTCGCCCAGCGATGCGAGAGGTTTCAGCGACATAGGCCCAAGTACTGGGACTCCCCCGGTCACGGCCCATCGCAGGCCAAGGTTCACCAAACTGGAGATCGTCTGGTCGAGCATCTGATCGTCGGCTGTGACCTGGAAGTCGAACTTGTCGACGCGCGGGTCTGGACGCACGATCGGCGTGGTGTACACCCCTTTGCGTTCGATCGTCGCTTCGATCAGTTCGCGTGCGATAAACGCCGGATCTGTTGCCTCCCAGCGCTTCGTGATGGGGTTGCGCTGCCTCTTGAAGTACGTGCCCATGTCGAATGCAGTCAACGAGAGCTGGTCCCGGTTCCCCTGCCATTTGACAACTGGGCCAGTCCAGTGGAGGCGCCGACCATACTCATCCCACACGCTGATCCAGTGCAGCCAGGGCACGATGTCCGGCACAACGCCCGAATTCAGCGAGGACGAAACGTTGATCTCACACTTGGAGGCTTGGTTCTGCTCGCGTGTCCATCCCAGACTGATCTGATGATCTGGATCGTACTGGTCGAGCTGAACTCCCTTGTGAGTGTGGAGCGAGACCAGCTGATTACGCTCGCCGCCAATCATCTACGGCTCCCGGTCTGCCAGCGTGATGGCGATGTCGAAGTCGGTGTTGTCCGCGGCGATGACTACGAACTCCCAGCAGGTGGCGCGATCGAGCACGATCGGTCGCCAGGGCGCGCCGGTCGGCGTGCCGACGATTCCGCGTGGTCGCCAGCGACGGCCGTCGTAATTGGTCCAGAACCGGCCGGTAACCGCGTCCAGGGTCAACGAGGTGGCCGGCGGGAGACCCGCTACTTGCAACGGGAACAGACTGTTCTCACAGCGCACATCAGAACCGCATACGCGCCAGAAGGCTTGCAGGCTCAGTGAACTCGCACTCTTGTTGGTGATCTCGATACCGACAGCGGTTTCTCGGCATCGGTAGGGCAGATCTCGGCTCGGCACGACGAAGCTGTGCTGCAACATCGAGCACACCGGCATACACCCCCCGCAGTTTGGAGGTGGCGTGGAGACGACCGAGATTTCCTCGGGCGCGCAGTCTGTCGAGAACATCACCGGCATGTCCAAGCAGGTGTAGGGCTGCTCGCAATCGGCAGCATGGATCCAGTTGACGCGCTTGGTGGTGATGGTGTCCCAGACAACCGGGATCGTGACCTGGGGATAGTAGCTATAGGGCGAGAGCACGGACATCTCCCAAGAGACGCGGTACACGGTGGCCTGTTGATGCGCCTTACCACCGGTGACGATCTGTTCGGTGACCACAGGCGCCTTGGTCAGCACGACCCCGTGGGTCTCGCGTAGTAGTTCTTCGGGCGCGGCAGCGGTGTAACTCGGGTGCGCATTGAGGTACCGCAAGACCGAGTCTGAGCGGTCCTTGGTGCGGCGCAGCTGGCAGGCTAGCCATTCCAGCCCATACTCAAGTCCGGCGTTCGTGCAGCCGATGAGCAGGGCCTCGAACTCCAGGGTGCGTGAGGTGTCGCGGTGTGGGCCCGCAATGCCGCCGTTGCCGACAGACTCAGTAATCGTGCGCGACACCGGGGTTGGCCCGAAGCCTTTGACATCCATTAACCACATTCCGGCGAACTCCCCAGATTCGGGAATGCGCGAGGAGTACCAAGGAGCCAGCTCTACCCGGTATTCGCCGTCAGCGTCCAGCCATTCACGCAGCCCCGGCCAGGTGTCGTCGTAGGTAATGAGTGAGAGGCACTCGGCCAGGCCGCATACGCCGGGTTCCACCCAGCAGGTGCCATCGACCTCGACCAGCCCGCGCCCGTAGAGCTTGGATCCTGGGGGCGGCGTGAACAGCCCAGGGCGCAGCTCTACGCACTCGGGCGGAAGCTCATACAGGCCGGGGTGGTCGGCAGATTCGACCAATGCACAGTCGCCCGGTGACCCGAACACCGCGGCGTCGAGCGTTGGGACGACACCGCCCAGGTGCTCGACGATTCGCGAGCTATTGGTCAGCTCGGCGCCGTTGAGCGTCATATAGCCCCTGAACGCCACTCAGCTCTCCTATCCATCGATCAGTGACAGCAGATGGTTGCGAACGTTCTCGCCTGCCCCGACACCGCCGTGGACGGTGATCGGTGCGTGGATCTGGGTAACCCGGTCGCCGGTCCTGATACGACCACCGTCGAGTGCAGACACCAGCCGGTCGAAGCTCGCGGTCTGCTGCGGCGAGAGCACACGCTCGGGCTGCACTGTTGCCTTCGGCAGGAAGCCAATCCCCGGGGCGATGCCGCCTTCGTCGAAGGACAGACCAGGAAGAGACAGGCTTCCCAGTCCGCTGAGCAGCCCAAGGATCGGGCCGAAGATCCCAGTGAAGATGGAGGTGATCGGGTCAAATATCGCTGCGGCACCGGCACCGCCGAAGAAGTCCTTCATGATGCCGGGGAAGATGCCTTGCAGGAGTTCGGCAATCATGTCGGTGAGCACCGAGGTGAGGGCGAGCGAGAAATCGGTGAAGATGTCGCCGACGATCTCGACCATCGCGGAACCTGCGCTGGAAATGATCGACGAGACCATGCCGCCGACGATGCTGCCGCCCGGGAAGCTGGCGCCGATCGCACCGCCTGCGGCGCCCGCGCCAGCGTTGATGAACGCGTTCGCGATGGCCTTACCGATCGGCACGACGAGCTTCTCAATGATGAACTTGATCAGACCTTCGATGACGATCTTCAAGATGCGGATACGCTCGTCGGCCGCGGCCTGCTCGCTGGTGGAGCTGCGGTCCAGCAGCGCCGAGGTGTCGTTCATTAGGCGACCCGAAGCGTCGAAAGCCTCGAAATCGCCACGGAATTGACGGAAGTCCTTGCTCATCTCATCGAGAGTGTCGCGGACCTCGATCTCGACGCCGATCACCTTGAGCAGCACTCGAACGAGCAGGTTGACGATCATGCCGATGATCGGAACCTGGCTGACGCCAAAGAAGTCGGCACCGACGGTCTCGTTTCCCTTGACGCCGCTGGTGGTCGCACCGCCCATGACCGGCCATACCGGATTGCCCGTCGTTGAGAAGCCCACGGCACGCATGCCAGTGGCCGGGTGTACGGGAGTGTTCCAGCCACCGAGTAGACCGGCGTCGAACAGCTTGGTCTGCACTGGGTCGAGCACGCGTTCAGGCGAACCGGACAGGTTGGTGCCGAATGTGCCTGACGGCCAGAGCCCGCCCTCGTCGTAGAGGCCGCCGATTATGCCGGCACTCGGAGGTAGGTCGTGTCCGAATCCTTGCAGTGCTGGTGAATTCGGCAATGCGAAGAAACCACCGCCCCCGCTAGGAGCCCCGCCCGCCGGAGGCAAGATGATTCCGGCACCGGTGTTGACCAGCTGACCCCCAACACCGCCGGAGCCGCCCTTGGGCATAGCGCCCGCGACTGCTTGAGCGATGATCGGACCAGCGGCGTTGCCGATGGCAGTGCCTAGTTCATCGCCGATTCCCTGCAATGCTGCGGTAACGCCCTTCTCTACCGCCGGGCCGAGAAGCTCGTCTCCTAGACGGTCTTTGACCTGGTTCATAATCGATTCGAGCTGGTCGAGCTTGGCCTCCAGCGCTGCCTGCAGGTTCGTGAACGACCGGTCCAGCAGACCAGCTGTGTCCGAGTACATCTGTCCGTTTGCAGTGACCGTGGGTCCGACGTTGGCCAGCAAGTTCTTAGCTTCGGGCCCGCCACCGGCGATCGAGTAGTCCGGTACGTTAAGCCCCGCCATGGCGAAAGGCGCCAGCGGGTTGCGCTGTTTGAGCAGGTCGGTGTAGTCCGCGTTCGGTGCTTGGCGCACATCGAAATTGATCGCGCTTGCAGCGTCCTTGATGGTGTTGCCGAACGCCATACCCACCAGTGCCGATACGTCCTCGGACGAACCTCCCGCACCGGAAATCGCGCCAGCCAAGATGCGACGCGGATCGCCGAACGGCAGCTTGCTGAAGTCTTCGGTCTGGAACTTGCCGCGCTGCGTCTCGGCGTAGTCCATCTGTTCGTTCTGCAGCTTCTCCTGTGCCTCTTGGTATTTCTCCTGTGCGTCGAGCAGATCCCGATCAGTGATCAGGTTTTGTTCGTGCTGCTTGGTGGCCACCGCCAAGTCGTATGCCGCCTTGGAGACGTCGCGGCCTGCCTTCTCAACGGCCTGACCGGCACGCATGAGCGCCTGTTGGTCTACCTGGAAGTACCCGGTGTTTCCGCTGAACGGGTCCGTCATGAGCGGACCGTTCGTGGCGTACATGTTCTGGCTCAACGAACGTGGTGGGATGGCCGCGTTGATCGCGCCGTTGACTGCCTGTCCCGGCAAGACCCGCGCGTGCACATGGTCCATGTGGTTCTGCGTCGGCGATCCACGGTTCTCCATGTCGTAACCAGAGCCGTCCGGACGCCAAAGATGCTGTTGCCAGATGTTGTACTGCAATCCGAGCGCTTTCGCGTTCTGCAGAAGAAAGGCGTTGACCTGGTCGCCGAGGGCCTTGTTGTTGCCCACCATGATGTCCAGCGCTTCACCCGAGCCGTGCTCGCCGTACTTGTCATTTCGGTTGGCGTCGGCATGCGCGGTGATGCCCGGGAATGTCTGCTCCAGGATCCGCAACAGATTGACGTTGTTCGGCACCATACCCGGCTCGTACTGGCGCGGAAGCGCATTGGGTGCACCTTGGGTGCCTGGCGTTAGGCCCGGAATGGCAACCTGCAGCGCTCCGCTTCCGAGCACCTTGGGTGCGCCGCTGCCCGCCCACGGGTCGACCATGAAGTCCTTGGGGTTAAGGCTGTCTTCGATGGCCTTCTTGCGCTCTGTGTCCGTCCACGGCTTGCCCGTCGCAGGGTTGACGGGGTCGGCAGGAACGGCGTACTGGCCGCCAGGCGGAAGCGGTGGAAGCTGCGCCTTCGGCGGCGTAGCCGGCGGCAGGGACGGGACCACAGCCGGGACGGGCAGACCGGGACCGAGTGCCGAACCGAGCAGCGTTTGTGCGCTGTTCTGGCCAGGTACAGGCGCCGTGACCGCCGATACGGGCGGCAGACCGGCGAGTGCCCGTTGTAGACCGGTGATCTGATTCTGCGCCTCTTCAACGCCTTTGAGCTTTACGTTGATGGTGCCGTCGCGGTTCTGCTGGATTTGGACGCCGATCTTCTCAAGCGCATCCCGAACTTCCTTGGCCAACGGCGCGGTGACATGGACCTCGCCGTCCTTGTTGATCTCGATCTGCGCGCCGAGCTTCTGGAGATCGTCAATAACCGTCTGCGCGCCCTCGGATTTGATGTTCAGCGGCACGTCCCTCGGCAGAGCTTCGACCGAGGTCGCCAGATCGCGCACCGCCTTGGCTGGTTCCTCGCCGAGTTTCTTGAGCACTTCGTTGGTCTGACCACCGACATCGGCGGCGCCCTTGAGTTCGGTGCGAACCTTGATCAGCGCATCTGCTGCCTCGTTGCCGCCCTCGCCCGCCGCGCGCAGGTTCTTGACCAGCGCGTTGAACACGTCCTGGCTGCCGTTGACCTGATCGAATAGACCGCTGAGATTCTCCCCGAACCGACTCTTTAGCAGCTCAGAGGCTTTCGCAAACGGCTCGGCTTGAGCGTCGAGGTCCTTCTTGCGTGAGTCCAGATCCGCGCCCGCAGTGAACGGGTGACGGAACGAATCTCCGATGAAGCCCAAGACGCTGCCGTCCTTGTCGCGGACCTGATCGAGCCACGACGCCCGCGACTTGCCTTGTGCCTCCAGCTGGCTGAACGCCGTCTTGAGAGTCGTCTCCCCCGCGGACTTTGCCGCTGCATCCCAGGCTCCCCCGGAGTTGAGCAGGGCCGTGTTGAGCTCGATTTGAGCGGTGGTTGCGTCTCGTGCGGCTCGCTGATACCCCTCGACCGCACTGGTCGACGCCATGTTCTTACTGATGACGTCATCGAGAAGTACCCCCGCCCCGATGCTGGCGGCGATACCCGCGATACCGCCTCCGAGAGTCCTCAAGGTCCCCGCAAGGCCAGTCGCCTTGGACTGCACACGATCCAAGCCGTTCTCCGCGGCCGTCAAACCGCCAACGAGGCCGCCACCGCCGCGCGCGAACAGACCGGTGGCCAAGGAGCCTATTCCGGTCATCGTGGTGATCATCTTGCGGATGGCCTGCGGGATCGTTGTGCCGAAAGACAATGCGATCAGAGATAGGTTCGAAGCCAGAGAGACAACACCCTTGAGGAAAAACCCGCCTACGAGCAGGCCAAGGGCCGTGGGTAGAGCGGTCGGATGCTCATTGAGCAAGTTCGCGATGGCGTCCAAGCCCTTGACGACATAGGGCAGGATCTTCTCGGCGGCCGGCGCGAGCGACATGATGGCGCGGCCCAGATCCCACACGCCCTTTATCAGCCCGCCGAGGGTGGTCAGACCGCGCTGTAGCCACTCGTGGAGCTTGCCGGATTGCTTGGCCTCCCTGATGAAGTCACGGAAATTCTCAGCGAGTGTGGTGCCGCCCTTCGCCAGTCCGGGTAGGAACTCCGAGCCGACCTCCATGATGTCCAGTAACGCCTGCGTGAACGGTGCAACCGATGGAATCAGCTCCCGGAAAAATGCCGCGATATTGTCGGTGATCACCTGCAACGAGTTGGCGGTTTCCGGCGTCAACAGCTGCGCTGTGATTTCGCGGAACATCGAATTGAACGATGTCGCGATACTGACCGTCAGCCCCTTGATCATCGGCTGGTACTGCGCGGTCAGGTCGCGGATCATATCGACCGAGCCACTGAAAAACGCGTTCTGCGTTTCCTTTCGGATCTCGCTGAACAGCGGCATGAGAGCTTGAATCGCAAGTGCCGCCTGCTGTGCGTTCGGCGCGAGGTCCTGGATCTCCTCGGCGAGCTTCTTAACGTCGCCGGAGACGATCGCCTCAATGACGTCCCCGAACCCCGTGAAAGCCAACACCAGCGTGCCGATGCCGGCGGCTGCGGCCCCGGTGGCTGCGGGCAGTAGCCAGAGCGACTGAACAGCCGAGCCCACTGCTCCAGCTGCCAGCGTTGCACCGGTAACGATGGTCGAGAACACCCCAGAGGACAGCTGGGGCGCGAAACCCGTAATCGCCCTGCCGAATGCGCCAACGGCGGCGAGTGGGCTCGTTAGACCGCGGCGAGCCATCTCTCGGCGGCGACGTTCCCGACGTTCCTCGCGCTGCTGGAGCTTATCGGCCTCCCTGTCTGCCTTCTCGCGTGCCTTGGACTCGGCTCTCTCGCGCTTCGCGCGTTCTTTCTCTTCGGCTCGCTCACGTCGATTGCGCGCCTTCTCTTCAGCCCGCTCGCGTTCGTCGTAAGCCCTATTGCGCGCCGCAGCTTCCTTGGCGAGTTCGTCCTCGACCGCTTGGTGATACCTGACCTCCTCGGCGATCTGCGCATTGGAGCGCCGCAAAGCGTCCTTGACGATCTCGTCGGACGCCTTTCGCACCATGACGATCAGGTCGTTGTATCCGTCGATCTCATGCTTGCGGAACTTGGCGACGGCGGCGTCCATCCGCTTTTGATCAGCTATGCGCGCGTCAGCGATCCGTCGCTGCGCCAGACCGAGTTCGGTCTCTCGCTGTATGCGGGCACGAATTGCAATCTCGGCCGCTTTCTCACGGTCCACACGCGCCCGGACGGTCTTTTCTTCGGCCGCGCCGTTCAGCTCGATCTCGCGACGTTCGGCGCGGCGGGCATCACCGCGAGCCCGGATTGCCTTCCGAGACGCGTCCTGCGCTCGCGCCAGGCGAAGCTGCGCGTCTTCCTCTGCCTTGATCGCCTTCGCGATCTTCTTGTGCTCGTCGGCGACGACGCCGGCCTCTTTCGCCAACACCTGGTACGGCTTCGAGCTGACTTTGTCGATGTCCTTGTTGATTTCGCGAATCTGCTTGTTCAGATTCTTGAGTTCCGGCAGGACGGCGTCGTGAATTTCCTTGGTGAGCTGTCGTTTTAGGTCGCCGCCATTAATGGCAGCATCAAGTTCGACCTTGCCGACAGTCGTCACGGCTGAAGGCTAGCCAGAGGGCGTGCTGCTACTCGGCGGTGTCTTTGCTCTCGTTCACCGCCATACGCACAACGGCGCCCATGATTTCGCCGATCGACGCCTTGGTGTACTCAGGCTCATCTGGGCTGATCAATCGCGTCATAATCCGGTCGTAGGTGTCGGGCCCGAGGTGACGATCCATGAAGAGGCTCGTGATGTCCGTCTGACGCTCAGGATCGATGAACTTGCCACTGGAAAGCTGGAAAGCCGCTAGCGCCTGGATCGTTGGCTTGCGCACCGCAAGATTGTCACCCTTGTACTCCAGCCGCTCGTACGGCCAGTCTGGGTCGAGCGCCTCGGGCTTCTCTGGAGTATCCACCGTCTTGTCCTCGACCACTGCGACTTCCGTACCGGTGACGTTGTCGGGGTCGTACGGATTTTCGGAGGCAGCGTCGGCTGCGATGTCGGAGGCCATGTCGCTGACCGTAGGAACCATGGGTGCACTCACCGCTTACGTACCGCGGTGTATCCGGTGACGTCACGGGCGGCCTTGAGTAAGAATGGCTTCGGCCGGGCGCCGGGATGGCGCACGCTTGGACCGATGAACAGGCTGCCGTTCTCGGAGTATCCACCAGTGAAACGCACTGTTTTCACCGCCTTGTCCGCGGTGGTGAATCGGCCTGCGGCATCGTGGTGTAGAGCCTTGGTGAAATCCCCGCGGCGCACCCAGTAGAACCGCAACATCCCGGTCGGATTCTCGGGGCGAGCCCTGATTAAGTGTGCACGGGTGCCCTCATGAACGAATCGCGCGTAGGGAGCGATAGGTCCGCCTGCCGTCACTGAGCCTTTGACCGAATGCTGATTGACGTCACGTATGGGCGTGCGCTCGATTGATCGCGTCAGGTTGCCGGTCTTGCTGTAAGGGTGGTTAATCCGCCGGCTGGTAATCGCCTTTGCCTGCAGGACTATCCGATCGAGGATGCGCGCGAGCTGCGGGCGCATGCCTTTCTTGGCGACTATGTACAGCCTGCGGTCGTCGATGTCGATGCGAATGCCGTCGTGTTTCCACGACGAGCGGACTTCGGAGGGTCTACGCGCGCGTGCCACGGCTACGCGGAGCCTTCGGTGACGCGGTCTTGCCCTCGCCCGGCTGGACTACTTCGGCGTCGTCACCGACCGACTCGTCCACGGTCGCCTGGTCGCCCTGCTCAGCGCTCTGCTCGGGCTGGACTACCTCATCGAGATCGTCGGCTGGCTCTGCTTGCTCGACGGGTGTCGGGCCGCCGACGATCCTGACGTACCCGAAGCTGATCAGTCGCGCGATACGCCCTGTGTAGGCGACGGTGACTCGCTTTCCGCGTGCCAGCACTCCGGCGGCCGGCGTCTCTGTGCCTTCGATCGTGACCTCGCGCATGCCATTTCCTTTCGTTAGAAACCGACTCGGATCATGCCTGACCAGGCGGAAACTCCACCCTCGGGGCCGTATGGGATGACGCTTTCGCTAGATACCTGAAATCCCTTAGCGACAAGGCGATTCGTCGCCGCGCACATGATCTTCTCGATACGCCAGCTGTCATCGAGGCTGACCTCGGCCTCGCGAGCAATGGTGGCCCAGTCGGTCTCAGCCTCCATGGTCGAGCATCTGCCCACTCCGATCTCCAACACGATGACCGGTTGACCGGAGCAGTTTCCGACATTCGGTGTTTCCTCGGGGAAGGACATTGTGCGGTAACGCATATCCAGCCGGACCCACAGAAATGGCTGCGCACAGTTCTCACCGTTGACGGTATGGGCATCCCAGGCCGCCAACGGCGCACCTGCCCATGTAAAGAACCGGACGTCTTTGGATCCGCCGCCGATCGGCGGGCATTCGGCATCAGGGTCGAAGACGAGCCTGGCCACGTTCATCACGACCGTGATTGCCTCGGATGCCTGGTCCTCGCATTGGGGATTTGTTGCAGTCATAGCACTTTCGGCCCCTGCATCAACCGATTCGGATTCACCGCGGCGAGCCACTGGTCAACTTCGGGAAGGCCGGTCTTGCCGGCGGCATAGATCCGAGACGGGTCAAACGAATGGGTGACGCCCGTGCGCGTGGTGGACACGACAGTGCGCGGAAGACGGCAGTTGTTCCCGGAGCAGGCGTTGATGAATTCCCTGGCGAGCATCCCGACGAGGATGGGAACACCGGATGGAACCGGCTCGCCGCGGGTGTATCGCACCGACCACGTTCCCGGCTCCCCGGTCGGCAAGGTGTAGTTCTGCGCTGGCCACGACTTCCCGCCGCGACGGTAGAGAACATCGCTTTCCAGCACGTATTCGACGGTATCCAGGACATCCGCGCCAATCGTCACACTGACGATTTTCCCTGCGGGACCGGGTAAATGGACCATGCTCGGGCCAGAGGTCCGGCAACGCGAGTGGCACCCACAATGCATATTGCGCCATGCGCCAGCCTCGAACACAGGAATGAATGGCGACACAGGATCACCGGTGTAGTAGGTGCGGAACGGCAGTTGCGGCGCTGGCGGGCAGGGTCGCGCGACGACCTCGCACTGACCGAACCGACGAGCCGACAGCGACCAGAGCACCTCGATCGCCATGTCCTCGGCGGCGTTCTGGATGGCCAGCTTGGCGTCGTATGTCGGGTCGCCGACGTTAGGCAGCGCGGGAAAGGAGCTGCGGTCCACGGTCCACGAGCAGGTCATACGGCGACGATAACCACCGACCGTGCTCGCCAGATGGGTTGACTAATACCTATCACCATAGGTATTGTTGATCTTGTCAGGAAGGGAACAAACCCACCGACGAAGGGAAGGAACCCGTGAGCACAGCTCTATCTTCATACCGCATCCGAAGCGATCAGAAGCAAGTTATCGCAGATCAGATCGGTACCCCTACCATCTGCTCGGTCAGCGGTGGCCGCATCATCGGCATCGCCGACGGCATCGAGCTTCCCGTCAGCAACGGCATCCTGGTGCGCGTCCAACTCACCCCGAACGATGACTACATCGTCACTCGGATATTCAAGCGCAAGGCGAAAGGCGTTGCGGTCGAATACATCCACGGGCAGGCCACACGAATCTACTGTGATCAGCTGCGCGAGTTCGTGTATCACGCAGGAATGTTTCGCAGCTTCACTGCCGAGGAATGGCCCCGCCAGGCAGCGGAGGAACTGCGCCGATGAGCAGTGTCGCTACTCTCGAACAACTCACTGACCACAGCCCGTTCCGCCAGAAGGTCAACCGAGACCTTATGGTCGCGTGGATCAACGCCGACCTAATGAACCGGGCGTGGGGCGACATTCGCACGTCGACCGTGTTCTACGACGACGCAAAGATGTTCGTCACCGCGCTGCCCCGAGGCAGTGCATCCCCCGAGATCCTTGCGAAGCTCCACGAGGTCGGCGTCCGGTACTGGTCGCAGGGGGTGCTCTGATGGCGACGGTTACCTACATCGTCGATCTCGACGACAATGACCGCGACCCCGAAGGCATCAAATTCCTCAACACCGTCGACGAGACCGCCGACATGATCCTCGACGAGATAAGCACGTTCGCACGTGTCGCGGGTGTCGAGGTGAGCCGATGATTGTTGACACCGCGAATCCCGAAGTGAGCGAGGCTCTTGCGCGCTGGATACGGGCGCGCGAAGAACTGCGCAGCGTCAAGCGGGCGATGGAAAGCGCCAACGGCGACGAACTCGGCGACCTGGACGAGAAGGAATTCGATTGGCTCGACGACCTCAAGGACGTCGGCGATGCGCTCGTCGCATTCCTCGCCCCTACCGCCAGCGACCGCGAGCGTCACCTGGCCCTCAACCCAGACCCACACGCTGACAACCCCGCAGCGTAATTCCCCATCCCCCGAAAGGAAGTCCCTTAATCATGAGATCGGTACACAAACGGGTCGCCTATCGGCGACTCCTGGCCGCCGCCGCGGCCGGCGCAATACTCGCGGGTGTCGGCGTCGCGTGCGCCGACGATGCTCACGCCTCCCCCGCCTGTCAATCCCAGCCCTGGGGCTTCCTGGGCAGCCAGACGCGGACGATCTGCGACGGCCCAGTTCAGAAGGACGGCAGCTGGATGCGTACGCGTGCATTCACCTGGCCGTCTCGATACGTCTCGGGCTGGTGCTCGCGCTACTACTGCACGTCGGGCTACTGGACCGAGGCTGGAGGTGTGAAAGAGACATACCCCGTCACCCCCGACACCGTTCTATCCGACGAACCCGGACACCTGGAAGGAATCTCCGCATGAGCCTGACATTCGCCACCAAGACCCTGATCACTGCGGCCGAGAACGCCATTAAGAACCACAACACAGCACTTGCGAAGTGGGAACGAGACCGCGATGACTACCTGCGCACGCACCAGCAAGCTTGGATCAAGACGAGCCTGCCAAGGGTGAGAGAGCTGCGAACCACGCTCACCGAGATGCTCAAACCCGGTAAGGCCATCACGCTCAAACAGATCCGGGACGCCGCGAACTCCGGCAACGACATCGAAGGACTGTTCTACAATCCGCCGTCCGAAGCCAGGATCAAGGGCGAGATTGGGAGCAAGCCGTCACTGAACATCGATCACTATCGAGGTCTGATCGATCTGCTCAAGGCTCACACCGGCCAAACGATCAGTGCCAGCCAACTCAAGATGGTCGGATACGACAGTCTCACAGAATTGTTCCGTGACGCATTAGGAATAGAAGGGACGACCTGATGCCCAAGATCACGATCAACATGAGCGAGAAAAGCAACACGGATGCAGCCGCTGACCACGTGCGCGAAGTCGCCGATTTGATCGAGAATGGCTTCACCAGCGGTCATTGGGACGCCGAGAATCACTGGGACAGTGAAGGACTGCCCCTGTAGCCCGTCGACCTCGCGGTAACGACCAGGGCTAGCGCGCTAGGCGAGGATCGGGCGCGTATTACCGCTATGGCCCTGGTGACACGAATACCCCCGAGAGCAACCCTTCACTCTCGGGGGTATTTTCGTGTGCCTGGACTAAGCCGCAGGTACCACGTTGACCGTACCGCCGGTCAGGTTGGCCGCAGTCACCGTGACCGTACCGCCCGCGGGCAGCGTGATCGCGAACGGACCTGTACCCGTTCCGGTGACCGTCGCGCCATCCACATTCGCCAGCGCGTTGAGCACCGCCGCGATGGCCGTCGCCGTCGGATTGAACGGCAGGACAGTCGTGTCGAGCCCGCCGACGCTCAGCTTGAAGTCACCGGCAGTCGGGGTACCGGTGAAGCTCAACGTGAACTTCGACGGACCCTGCTCGGGCGCGATGTCCGCGGCCGGCGCACCGGCCGGACCGCCGTAGTAGTAATTCGGTGCCTGGTACAGCGCGGTGATCGCCAGCGGCACTGCGCCATTGGTGACCTCGGGTGGCGCCACCGGAGTGCGGAACAGCGTGAAGTGAGACTTCTTGTTGGTTGGCACCAGCAGACGACCGGGTGTACCGGCAGCGTCGGTCCCAGCCACGTTGTACGGGCCGCGGCCCCACGACGGCATCGCGATGGTGATGCCGTTCATGGTGAACGTCGCCACCTGAGCCTGAACCTGGATGTCTCCCAGGGTGTATTCGGTCGAGCCGAACAGGAAGTAACCATAGTTGCGGCCCGAGCTTCCCTGGGAGAACACCGAGTCATCGGTCGGGATGGGGCAATCGTCGTCCGAGGCTCCACCGGTCCACAGCTCCACTGCCACACCGGACTTGTCGTCGACCTCGTCGTGGTCGCGAACACCGATGGGCTTGTCGTCATGGTCGAGAATCTGCTCCCAGGAGTTCATCATCGACCACAGCTGCGGGTCCACGCCGCAGAACTCAGCGGCGACGGTGTAGCGCTTGCGTACAGGCGGGGTGCGGTCGGTAACGCACACCTTGCCTTCGGCGTTCTGCTGCTCCAGCTCCTCGGCGTCCTTCATCACGGGGGTGAGCTGGACCGACACGAAGCCGGAAGTAACGAGGCGGTTGCCGGGGCCGGCGATGGGGCGGCCGCAGCTGTTGATCTTGGTGAAGCGAGCGCGAAGGCCCTTCACCACCGAGAACTGAGCCATGCCAGTTTGCTCCTAGTCATGTCGGTGAGAGGCCGAGTCCGACAGTAGGAATCAGACGTGCATACGGGGCTAGACCTCGTCGCGCAGCTCCGGCGGTAGCGCAGGCGTAGGCCGCTCTGGATCGTGGTGCATCGCCCATCTCATCCATTCGCGGATGTGCTGCACAGCTGTGCGTAGCTTCGTGCGGTATTGGTCGCGCTGGCCTACGACGACGGCTAGTTGCGCTTCGAGGTCACGTACCTTGCTGGATGTCCTTGCCTGCCAGGCAGCTAGGACTGCGACAATCGCGCCGCCGACTGCTTGGATCTGTTCAGGGCTCATTCCGCAGGCCCATCCTGCCCGCCTCCGCGGATGTCCTGGGCGAGTTTGAGACCCGGCAGACCGGTACCGATAAGGCCCGCGATGGAAATCACCCATTGCAGCCCGCTGGCGGCATCCATCTTCCCGGAGACGATGAGGGCCACGGTTCCGGCGAACACGGCGATGAACATGACCGCATAGACGATCAAGCGTGTGGTGTCGTTCTGCGGCACGGGGCTGGGCATTTCGAGATCCCTTCTGGGGTCAGAGGGTTACGCGTTTGAAGTCGTAACAACCGCGTCTGTCACGAGCTGGCGTCCGCGATCTTCGCGAGGATGTCGTCTTTCTTGGTCGCCCCGTCGAGGTCGATCTCGTGCTTCTTGGCGTACGCCTTGAGTTTGGGCACCGTCAACGACGCAAGATCGGCGCCAGCCTCGACATCTGCGTTCTCGGCTATCGCCCGCTCGAAGGGATTGGTGATAACCGTGGCGATGGTCGCCTGTCCAGCGGGCGCGTGATGTTCGCGCGGGGCTCCAGTGGCCGCGTAATTGGCTGGAGCGGGCGTGTTTTCGCGAATGCGAACTTGTAGATCGGCAGAGCCAACATCGGCGACGGCTGGAACCGCAGGGGCGTCTGCAACCGGCTTGTTCGGGCGCAGCGGGCCACTGATGGCACCGTTAGCGCCGTCACGGCCCGCGACGTATGTGTGCCCGTCGACTGTATGCAGCGGTGCGTGCCAGTGCTTTTCGCCGCCAGCGTTGGGGTCGGCCTCCACGAGGGCCTGCGCGAAGCCGAGATCTGCGCGGTCAGGGAAAGGAACATCGGTCTGTGAAACCTCGTCCAGCAGACCAGCATCGCGGGCATTGCCTTCTGGCACGCGGTAAAGCACGCGCGGACCGGATCGAGTCATCTTCTCGACCAGATCAGCTGGCGTGTGCTCCAGCAGCGCGGCGATTCCTCGCCCTTTGAGGGCTGGATCAATGAAATCGATGGTGGCCAAACCATGCTCGACGAAAACTGCGACACCCTGTGGCATTGTTACTCCTAAGAGATCTTGACGGCCGCGACGAGCTTCTCGTACCCGAGCAGGACGCTACGCTCGGCGACGGCAATGAAGTAGTTGTGCTTTTCCTCAATGGATTCCAGCTCTTGCACGTCACCGTGCCACCCATATACCTGCGAGGTAGCGACCAGGACGTCATCGAGGCCATCGACGTAGCCGCCACCGAAAATGACGGTATTGCCACGCGGTGTCGTAATTCCCGAGAGCAGCCGGGCATTCGAGAAGTGCGCGGACCACCCGAAGCTGGCGTGGATGAAAGCCGGCGCACCGGTCCTACCGATCGCTGCCTCCAGCTTGCTCAGCGCGTCAACGATCCCCGTCGCCGCTGTGGGCGTCCCCGCGTCAGCCAGCATGCGCGCAGCTAGCTGCCGTTCGATGGCCATCGAATCGTTGCGCTCCAGGTTGCGCAGCGCCCTGTCGCGGACCTCATGGCGCGAAGCTGCAGTCAAGTCCGCGTTGTAGTTGTGATCGGCACCGAACACCGTCTCAGGTTTGAACGGCGTCAAGTTGGTGGCGTCGGGGCGCTCGCCCTTCTTGAGTTCGGTGATGTCGTCCGGCTTGGCCGACCACGCAGCTCCCCACACACCGAACCCCGTGGCGCTGCCGTAGTTGTGCGGCCGAATGACGACCCCTTCATGCAGCAGGAATCGCGGCACATCCTCGGCGTCCGGCCAGATCACATGCTGATACAGCCCGTCACTCAGCGGTGGGGCCTGCGGAGGATCGAAGACAATCGAGGGAAAGGTTACCGGGGAAGACATTTCACCCTCCTAGATAGGTGAAGGGCGGGTGACGCGGACGGCCTCTGGTGTGCCCACGTCACCCACCCTTCGGTCTGTCGATGACCCTTACGAAGCCACCACGTCAGGGTCGGTGCCGCCGGTCAGGGCCTTCGCGGTAACCGTGACCTTGCCTCCACCGCGCGCGGTGATGGTGAACGAAGCACCGGAGCCGGTGACTGTGAAGTCATCCGCACCGAGGTTGTCGTCCAGATCCACCAGCGCGGCCTTGATGGTGTCCTTGGTGATGCCCGCGACGTCGATCGGCGCGGTGTCTTCACCGAGGTAGCCCAGCTTGAAGTTGCCCGCCGTCGGGTCACCGCTGATGGTCAGGGTGGTTCCGGTGGGAAGACCGGCCTGACCGGACTTGCTGCCACCCGGAGTGGTCGCGTCGAAGCTGCCGCCGAAGTCGGCCGAGGTGTCGGTGTGGGTGATGGTCACCTGTGCGCCGTATCCACCGTTGACCTTGAGCGGGATACGCAGGTTGGCCGAAACACCGCAGCGCTTGCCGATCGCGATGGCGTCCTCGGTGAAGAACTCCGAGTACCGGTTGATCTGCACCAGCTCGCGCGGATACTGGACGCCGATCTCGATGATGTTCGACAGCGACTCGAACCACGTGCCTGCCGGGTACATGATGATGTCGACGTGGCCCGGCCACCGCAGAGTGTCCAGGTGCCCCGGCTGATCCTTGCCTCGGGTCTGCCAGTCGCCTGCGAACTGGAACACAACGTGGCGATCCGAGAGCCACGTGAGCACCTGACTGTCGGGCACGCTCTTGGTATCGATGCCCTGCTGCATGGCCATGTCGGCGCGCAGCACCTCGAAGAACCACGACGGCGCGATGCCCTCGATGGTCGCAGTACGGCCAAGCCCGCGGTGCAACCGCAGATTAGTGGCGTAGAGAGCGATGGCGTTGAGCACACCGCTCGTGCCTCCGACCTGCAGGTTGGCATCGAAGATCTTGACAGGATTGCCGCCGTTCCACATGTCGCGGATGCGGCGACGGCTCATGGCACGGAAGTGCTCTTGAGTCAGCGCGCGGAGCACGTACTCGACTGATTCCGGCCATGCCTGGCGCTGCAAGATGCCCGCGGTGACCGACCAGCCAACTGCGTTGAGGCGGATCTCCCGGAACTCTTCGGGCGCGGGGATCTCGACGCTGTGCTTGAAGGCGGTGGGATGCCCTTCTCCGTCGACCGCTTCGAGCTCGGGCTCGGTGAAGAAGAACTCGAAGTGCTCGAACAGCGAGGTCAGGTCTGGTTCGACCGGCCAGCGCAGACCACCTCGCTCGATGACGATGCCCGGCAGGCTGACCAGATCGGTCGCGTCGGGCACGTCGCAGAAGTCGTACAGCTGCACCGACGGAGAGGTCCAGCCACCGGCCGCGACCAGCGAGCCGCCCGGCAGGTTCTTCTCGTTGGTCTGCTCCAAGATCGCAGCCACGAGCGCCTGCTCGTCGGCGACCACGGGAAGACCACGATTGAGAGAGGCCATTGCCTGACGGAGCTTGCTGCCGTGCGGCTGATCGGTAGGCCGGGGGGCAATGTGGCCCTTACGCACGTTGGCCAGTGCTTTACCCATCTGGGCGAAGCCGACCTTCTTGCCGGCCATGTTCGCATCGAATCCAGGAGCACCCGGAGCCACGACCCAGCCGGGGCCGGTGTGGGCATCGGGACCGCCGAGCCCGAAGGCCAGGACGGCGTCGGATGCGCCGAGTCCGCTGAACTTGATCGGTCGACCGTCGGGAGATCCCGCGACCAGCCCCGCGTCGGCGGTGGACTCAGGCCCACCCTCAGGGGTCTCGTCGTCGGTGTCGGTGCTGTCGCCGTCGTCGTCGGTGTCCTGGCCTTCGGGCTCGGCGGTCACAGCGCGGCTACGATCCAGCAGAGCTACCTTGGTGGACTCGCTGTTCAGCGTGTCTACTGCGTCAAGCAAATCGGTCAGGTAGGCGAGGTCGTCGGCGGACATCTCGCCGCCCTCGTCGTAGGCGGTCTGGATGGCGGTGATCTCGGCTAGCGCCTCGTCGCGGAGCTTGTTCAGCTCGGCAACGGTCTTAGGCAGCACGGCCGGAAGCTCAAACTTCAC